TTTCGATATTGTTCAATTTTCAAGGTCCTGTGCGCCTCAGCCTTGCGGCTGACGACTTAATTATTTTACCACAGAAGCGGTTTTTTGTCAAGCTCTTTTTTCGGAATCTTTTGAACTGAAAAGTAAAGCATTAAATGCAACAAATTTTCGGCTCTGTTTTTGTGGATTTTAGCGTAAAGCAAACAAGCCGCCAAGCGCACCCCGCTTGCGGTTATCCCTTATTGTTCATTTTTACCAGTGATTTTCTGCTTTCTATGTGCTTTATGCTGTCAAACCAAGCTCCCGCAGGCATTCGCGGAACATTGTGCCGGCGCTCTTATAGCCGAAAATTTTTCTAGGATAGCTGTTAATCCAGTTCTCCGTGGCTGCGATTTCTTCCGCTGTGACCTTTGAGAAGTCCGTGCCTTTCGGATGCCGGCGGCGGATCATGCCGTTCACATTCTCATTGCTCCCACGTTCCCAGGAAGAATACGGGTGGCAGTAATATACCTTCGTCCGCTTATCCCCGGTGATGCAGGACTGTTCCAGCTGATCGGCCAATGCAAACTCACTGCCGTTGTCCACCGTGATGCTCTTATAAATGATGCCAAACTTCTCTGCGCCCAACTTCCGTTCCAGCGCATTGATTGCCTGCACGGTCGTCTCTGCACGGCGATCCGGCACCATTATAATATTTTCGTTCCGGGTTTTGCGCTCGGTCAGCACCAGCAGTGCAACCGTACTTTTCTTCTTGCCGGAATACACCGTGTCCATTTCCCAGTGTCCAAATTCTTCACGGTCTTTTACTTCCGCCGGGCGTTTTTCGATACTCTCGCCAGCCGGCGCACGGGCAGGATTCTTTGTTTTGACCTTTTTATAGTCGCCCTTATGCACGCCATGTCTGGGCAGAGCCTTTTGTGTCAGATTCAGGAACACACCCTTTTTGATGTAGCTATATATGGTAGGCACCGATATATGCGTTTTGAATGTCCGTCCTTCTTCCATGGCATAACCATACACCGCAGCCGGTGAGCAGTCCTTATCTATAATGGTCTGTTCGATATAGCTTGCAAGCTCATGATCCTTGCCGATTTTAAGGTTTGGCCCCTTTTCCCGAAGATGTGCCTGATACCTTTGCTCTGCAATGTCCGGGCTGTATGTAGGAATCAGCTTCCACGTCTTACCGTCCAGCTTGTCATAACTGCCGCGCTTCAATTCCCGGTACACCGTGGACGGGTCCACTCGCAACCTGTCTGCGATTTCCTTTACTCTCAGCCCATCTTTCAACCACTTTTCGATACGGATTCGGTCTGTAAGCGTAAGCTGTTTGAACACTCGCACGCCGTTTTCCTCCTTCCGACTATGGCGTTTATTTTCGTTTTAAGCGTAAATTATACGGTGTACCGTTGTCAATTCGCAAACTTTCCACACTTTGCACATTTCCTTTGTGCAAAACTTCCAGACAAACAAAAAATCCCCCGCCAGCAATCCATCAGGATGCCAGCGGGGGATTTTCATTTCAGTGCAGAAGCATCGTCAGTTCATAGGCCACAAGGCCGGAAACCAACGCCGCAATCACAGCCCACCAAAGTTTGTTCCCAAATGTTCCGGGGGCTTTTTCCAGCGCGGTCAGGCGGTCCTCCTGCTTTTTGTTTTGAGCCGTTACAATTTCAAGGCTCTTGTTTGTGTTTTCGAGTTGCTGGATGGTCAACTTGATATTGGTGTTCATGCCGTTTACTGCATCGGTCAGCTTCCCCAGCTCGTCCAGCCGGTGGGTGTTGCTCTGTGCACGGTTTTCGACCGCTGTCAGGCGATGTTCCAGTTCCTCGTCAGTCATTACGCTTGTCCTCCCCCGCCTTACCGAAACGGGCCACAGTGGTGGTTTCCACGGATTTCTTTGCCATGTAATCTTCGAGCTTCTTCTTGGTAAAGTCGAACACAAGCTGTACGATCCAATCCAGCGTCCGCTCATTGATTGCCCAGTCCAGCCAGTCCGGGGTGTAGCCGCGCAGCACCGCGATAACGTGCGCTTTCTTCTCTGCGCCTGCACCCGCGCCGAACTTTTCTTCCGCGTTGACGATCCACTTGTACACGGTCTTTGCGACCACAAGGCCGTAACCCAGACGTACCGCCGCCAGCGCCGTGACCACAAGGCCGACCACCATGAAGATGCAGGCCAGCCATTCAGGGAATGCCATCAGAAAAACTTTCAGAATGTTCTCCATACTGTTTTCCTCCTACTTTCAGCTTACCCACCGGCTCTTTGCCGCGCGGGTGTCGATATGTACCCAACCAGCAGGGCGTCCCGCCTTTACAGGATAGCGCCCGATGCCGCCACGATTCGGCAGTAGGGTCTCGGCATAGGCAGCCACAGCTTCAACACCCACGCCCTGCACCCGGATGTCCGCAGCCTTGCCGTAACAATGCTGGCTGTAGGTCGCCCCCTTCACCGCCTTGTTGTGGGCGGCGGTACGGTATGCACTCGTGATCGTCACAGACTTCCCGAAATGATCCCGGATTTTCTGCAGCAGGGTCACAAGCTCATCGTCAATAAAGATCGGGTCACTCCCATCCTTGCAGCGGAACTCCTTCACCGCAAAATTTGCGGAGAGCTTTCTGTTCCCGTCCTTCGCATACGAATAGGCTTTAATCGCCATTGCTACCATCTCCCTTCATGCCCGGATCAGTCCCGCACCCGCGCATGGCACAGTCCACCATCAGCACCCCGAACTCTGCACGCTCGGTGCTCATGTTCTCGCCCTGCGCTTCAAGCCGGGTCAACAGCTTCTCACACAGCTCAGGCCACGTCATAGTCGTCACCGGTGATGCGCTTGTAATCCTCGGCGGTGATCTCGCCCTTGTTTACGCGCTCGGCCAGAACTTTCTTCACGCCTGCACGGCGGGATGCGGGCATCTCTGCCCAAGTCTTAGTACCTGCAATCAGGCGGTTTGCCCAGATAATGTTCATGGTGATACCTCCTTATTCCTTGTTCAGCGCTGCGTCCAGCTCACACAGCGCGGTTTCGATGTCGGCCAAACGCTTCTCGTTGGCTGCGTCCTGCTCACACAGGGCATCTTCCATTTCAGCCACACGGTCGGGCAGCTGTTCGTGCTCCTGCTGCTTCTTGGCTGCGGCTTCCTTCTCCTGCCGGGTGGGCAGATTGTCCTTTTTCCACTGAATCATGGTGACTGTCCTCCTTACTGGAATGCGCCGCTGACGGCTTCGATGTGGCCGCCCTCGCCGCTTGCGCCGCGCTCCACGCTGACGCGGAAATTGAATGCCGCGCCCGCCGTGGCGGTCTTGTTCTCAAAGACGATGTTCACGCCTTTCTGCACCTCAGTGGTGGCATCCTGCCAGACCGGGGACGGGTCGTTGGCATTGTTCGTCACCTCGGCCTTAAAGACAGCATCGTCCGGGATGGAGCCGGTCACCTGAAGCACGGCAACGGTGATGTCGCCCTCCACGGTCAGAGGTTCGGCCAGCGTCACACTTGCGCTGGTAACGCTCTTGGTGAACGTGGCGTTCAGGCTGGTGCTATCCTTGCCATCGTTCGCGGTGATCTGAATGGTATGGGAGCCATTCAGGATGCGCTGGAAATTTTCTGCGGTACTGCCCTGCCCAAAGGTCAGCGCAGTACCGCTTGCAATGCCGGTGCGGGTGGCAGTGGTCTTGCCGTCCAGTTTTTCGGTAACGGTCAGGGTGTCACCGTCTGCATCGGTGACGGTATACGCGAAGTTGAAGGGTGCGTTCTGCTTCCCCAGATTCGTGGAACTGGCGTTGATGGCCGGTGCAGTGTTCGTGCTGACCGTGCCGTCGTCAGAGACCACGAGTGTAGAGGGAAGAATGAAAGCGGGGCGAATATCGTTCGAGTTGACGCAATTGTCGTAGTCGTAGGAGCCATCGTCCGCGACTTTCCAGACATTGTTCGAGCTCGTGTTTATGATGCGTGGGGAACGCAGATACCAGTCTTGAGCACTGCCGTTCCGATAGGCAACGCGCTTTTTATTCTCATTTGTTCCGGTGCCAGCGAGAAAATAGGACAGTTTAGCGCCATCATTTGGGAAATATTCGTCGGTTCTGTTCGTCCAACCAACCTCGATGCCGGACAGCAGGAACACCTTCGTGTTCAGACCGTTTGCACCGGTGTGAAGTGTGTCGCCGTAAGATGAAGCACCGTGATACGGAATCTTTACCTGTTTGATCACGGCGCGAATATCCGCATCGATAAGGTTATAGAACGTGCCGTTCAGCCAGGAGTTGATATCGGAACTCGCGTAGTTGTTTTCCCAGGTTTCTTCCCACTTCATATAGTTGTAGCTGTCTTTCATCAGCAGCCACGTTCCGGCGCAACTCGAATCATAGGTGCTGGTATTCGGATTGCCCTGCTGCACGATGATGAAATCCTTGGCCGCGCCGTTGACCTTGATTTTGACAATGCTGCCAACGGCTTTTGTGCCCAGTTTTACGTTTGCCATAAAAATTCACCTCCTTACTCAAAATTCAATCCTTGCCAGATCGGCGTTCCAAACGCCGGCAACGGTCAGGCCGTCAAGGCTGCTGAATGTGGCGCTGAACGGGTTCTTGGTCACGTTCGTGCCGAACTTCAGCTCAATGGCCTTGATGCTGGCGTTCATAGCTGCCGCACTGGCACGGATGTCGCTGTGGGCGTTCTCCGCACCGTTGTGAGCGTCCACGGCTGCGCTGATGCGCTGGTCGGTCTCAGCCTTGGTGTATGCGTCCACCGCCGGACGCTGCGATTCAGACAGCTTACCATCCGCATCCAGCGTTGCCACGCCGCCGGGGGCACCGGCCTGTTCTGTTTTCAGATAGCTGGATTCATCGTTCGACACGCCCGGCACGGCGACATTCACGTTTCCATATGCCATGTGTTAGTCCTCCTTTGGCTTTTCGCCCTGAATGATCCGGTACTCAGCAGTCAGCGTTTCCGCCGGGGCTTTCTTTGCCCAGATACAAATTTTCCCGGTCTGCGTTTCGCAGGTCTGGCAGACACCGCATTCCGTCGCCGCGCTCAGGCTTCCGGGCGATAGGATGACATCCGCCCGGTCTGCTGCGGTCACACCGGCGGCAGTGATGTCATAGCGCAGAGGATAATCCTCCCACGTTCCATCTTCCACCCAGCCGTCCGTGCTGATCGTGACAGTCACGGCGGAAATCTTATCGGCCTTTGCATTGTCCATCTCCTGCATCGCTTCCAACGTTGCATCGGACAGCTCACTTGCCAGACCCGCCGCATACTTCTTTGCTTCCTGTGCGACCTGCTTCAGGTGGGTTGCGAGTGCGATAATATTCATTCACGCTTGTCCTCCCTAAAAAGCAGGAGGGGCTGCCCCATGGTAGCCCCTCCCCTTGTACTTCTTTGGTCGGTCAATCAGCTCATGCGCCGAAAACCTCGGTCAGCATAGCGGTCACATCGCTGTCGGATGCGACGGTGCCGTGGATCACATCGGACGGCTCAGTGTACACGGTGGTGTCCACGCCGTCGATGGTGATATGGCCGTTGGTCTCGCTGGCGGCGGTCTTGGTGGCGCCAGCAGAAATGCCCTTCAGCTTTTCGCCCTCGGCATCGGTCATCAGACGCTTGCCGGTCTCAGCGGCCACGAAGTCGGCAGGCTTCTTGCCGGAATCGGTCAGGTTGCCGCTTGCATCCAGAGCAGCGAGGTTGCCAACGGTGGCGTTCTTCACCTTGTCGGCCTTGCCGCTGATGTCCGCATACAGACCATCGTCCTTCAGAACCAGGGCGTTGCCGGCAGCAGCGGAAACATTGACCTTGACATCCACCTCATAACCAGCGATGGTAACGGTGGTGGAAGCATCCTTGCCGGTGGCCTTTGCCTTGTAGGTATCGACCAGAGCGGACATATCGAGGAAGCTGTAGGAGCAGCTGTCAGGGTTCTGGCCCTTCACAGCCAGAACCATAACGGGCTTACCTGCCAGCTTGGGGTCGGTAGCGCCGGGGTAGGTCTCGGTGCTGAATGCGAACTTCTGCACGAAGGTGGTCTTAGCCTGATCGAGGAACAGCTCCTTCGGGAAGTCGAAGGTGAATGCCGCAGTACCGGACTTATCAGCGCTAGTGTAGAAGCTGACAGTGTTGCCGGAAACGCCCAGAGACTTAATGGCCTTGGAAACGTCGGTGTTGATGTTGTCGATCTCGGCCTTGGTCTTTTCGGCCAGAGCCTTCAGAGCAGCCAGACGGACGAGAGCATTTGCATTGTAAGCCATAGTAAAATACCTCTTTCTTATTTGTTCATGATAAAATATCCGGCTGCCCAGACTTCCCGGACAGCCGGTCGATTACAGATTGTGCATTACTCGCCGAAAATCTCAGTGAGCATTTCGTTTGCTTCGTCGTCCGAAGCAATGGTCACAGCGGCAGCGCCCAACGGGGCGAGGTCGCCTGCGGCGTTCTGAATCACATACGGGGTAGCTACACCGTCCACGATGACGGAAAGCAGCTGGCCGATGTAGGCAGTGGGATTGGTCTTTGCGTATGCCTGCGCGGTTTCCATGGACGGCCACACGGCGGTCTCATCCAGTGCGAAAGCATCCTGCCGCTTCATAGCCAACGGGAACTCCATGTCGGAATACTTTTTTGCGGTATTGTTCACAGCCATTGTTCAGCCCTCCTTTAACCCAGCGTGACCTTCAGCACTGCGGCGTTGCCATAGGCAACAGCAGGCTCAAAGACCCACACATTGTAGTCCTTGGCGGCATAGCCGTTCGCACCCTCAACGGGAACAGCGGACTTGACAAAGGTGCTGGTGACATCTGCGTTCATTGCGGTCTCGTTGATGACCTTGGTCACGCCCTTTGCGGTCGCAATGCAGGCAATCGCCACACGCTGCGTACCGGCAGGCACGTTGATGGTCAGCGTACCGGCAGCATATGCCTTGCCAGTCTTGCCCAGTGCGCGGATGGCCGCACTGTCCAGAGCGGGCTTGCTGGCGGATGCACCGTAGAACGTATTGCGGAACGGAGTGTATGCTGCGGTGTCCTTGGTCTTAGTGCCAGCCGCAATGGCAACTGCCGGGCTGGATGCAGCGCCGAGATTGTCCTTTGCAGTCACGCCTGCGCCGTGGGTTGCGGTCACGCGGTACTTCAGGCTGGACACGGCGCCGTCGCCGCCAGCGTCGCCGATGATGAAGCCAGCGCCGCCGTTGTTGTCAGAGCCAGCGGTCAGGGATGCTGCATCAGCAGTAGCCACCTGCGTGGTGGCCGCATTGGTGATACGCTCGACCTTCCAGTTGGTGGCGGTAACGCCGGTGGCCGGGCCGTACTGGTAGGAGCCAGCATTCAGCGTTGCGCCAGAGTAGGCCGCAGCAGCTACCTTAGTGCCGGCCTCAACAGCACCAGCACCGGTCAGCGTGAAAGCGCCGATGGCCGGCTGGGCGGTGATGCTGGGCTGGAGCCGCTTGCTGAAAATCTCGGTCAGGGCATCCATGACGCTCTTGCCTTTGGTAGAGAAAGTGGCCGTGCCGTTCTGGCTCTTGGTCAGGTTGCCGACCTGCGTATAGCCACCGGCCAACGTGATGTTCTCCCGCAGGATGACCTTATCGGCATCCACGGAACCGGTCATGGCCACCCATGCAGAACCGTCATAGAAATAGGCGGACTGCTCATAGGTGGAACCGTCCACGGTGGTGGTCACGACAAAGACATCGCCCTTTTTGGGCTTCACGTCCGTGTTCTGGGCGAAGTAGCCGGAGATCACGCTGTCGTCGGAAGTGGACAGGTCAGCTTTGGTCGCGGCGTACACCGTGCCGCCCAGACCGCCGGAGACAGCTTCCAGCTGTTCCTTGGTGGCGTAGCCGGAAAGATCAACAGTGGTATCGTCCAGCAGGACGACCTCATCATTGACCTTTGCGTAGATGTCGTAGTGCTGCGTCTTGTCGTTCATGACAAGATACATGATGTTTTCCTGCGCTGCGGATGCGTCAGGGATGGCTTCCGCCACCTCAAAGCGGGCATGACCTGCCTTGGAGATGGACTTGAGCCATTCCTGCTGCAAGCGTGCAGCGGTGGATTTGAGAGCTTCGAGGGTCACAAACTTGTTGTCTGCCATATAAGCCTCCTGTTATGCCGGTGTTTCGTTCAACTTTCTGCGGGAAAAATCTCGTCTAGCATCTTGTCCGTGTCTGCTGCAGAGACGACTTCATCCTGTGTGATACCGCTGGTCGATGCGGAGATCGTGCCGTCTGCCGACACGGAAACGCCAGAACCGATTTTCACGCCGCCAAGCCGGGTCGCCGTCGCCACAGGCAGCACATAGGCGGAACCACCGCCCGCCGTACCTCCCAGTGCCCACAGCGCCACCGTGGCGGACATATCCGCCGTCGGGATGTTCCTTGCCCAAAAGCGCAGGACACCGGCGAGAGCCTGCACCGTCGGACAAAGCCCGGCACGCTTTGCGACCTCAATGGCCGCTTTATGTAAGGCAACACTGGGGAACATTTCCTCCGTCACGTCGTCAACTGCAACATCGACAACACACCGGAAGTCATCCATCCCCAGCATTTCCTCGTCATCAGATTCCCGCTGCCAGTCCCAACCGTCTGCGGGGATCGTGATGTTCTTGATGATAGCAGCCCCGCCAGAGCTGCCCTGCTCCTGAATAAGAGCCTTGACCTGTTCTTCGCTTACAACGTCCCCGGATTCCTTGAGGGATTTCATGGCGTTGCCGACGGCGGCGGTGATGGCATCGGCGTGAGCGGAAGCATCTTTGTTGTGCTTCTCGACTTCTGCCTTGACCATTTTTGCGAGAGCTTGCATCTGCGGGTCAACGGTAATGCTGATATTGGCCTTGTTCGACACAGCAAGCAGCGCCGACAGCTCAATCTCAAAATCGCCGTTCACTTTCGTGGACGGGACCTCCACTCCGCGTGCATCCTGCATAATAAACAGGAGTGTTTCGGCATCGTCGTTCAGCCTGCCGTAAACGCCCACCTGATGCATGATGTACGTTTCATCTGCACCGGTGATCTGGATTTTTACCCGCCGAGCCGTCTCACCGCCGCTTTCAACGGTTTCGATGTCCAGCAATTTCAGGTCATGTGTTTCGCCGCTTACCCCGGTTTCCTCCGAAAGGTCTGCGTCAGCCGTACCGGTGCCGCTCACTGCGCGGGTGATTACCAGCGCACCACCGGAGAGAGATTCCGACAGCAGGGCGGCACCGGCGGCGGTGTAGTTAGATTTTTCCCAACTCACGTTGTCTGTCCTCCAATAACAATGTTTATCGCCGTGTGCGACCGCTCAACGGTGCCCGCCGTAAAGGCTCGTGCTTTCACTGCCTTTGCTTCAACGGCACCGGGCAGCGCCACGGCAACCTGCATTTTCGATCTTCCGACCGCACCGGCAACATACGCCTTTGCGCCGATTTCCCGCGGCTTGATCCTACCGGGGACCTTTACGGTGCAGGATGTCGCCATGCCGCAGGGTGCGGCGGCGATATAAGCGGGCGACCGTTCATGCGGTTCGACGATGTAGATGATGTGCTCAAGGTGAGCGGTACAGCGCCGGGCATAACCAAGGCGCTTTTCAATTTCTTCCGGTGTGTAGTAAATGACACCATCATCGGTAATGTCTACGTTCATTCGCCAGTAGCCCGGCCTTCCTCCGTAGTCATACCATTCACTTATCTTCACATTCGGATAAATCGAGGACAGCGCCTTTTGGACTGCCCACTCCGTTCCACAGTACCGACGGACTTCCAGCGCAGTTTTGATGATCCTGCGCTTTGTTTCAATCGGATAGCTGGTGTCGTACCAGTCAACGCGGAACTGAACCGCAAGAATATCCAGAACCGCCTCATCTGCACGGTCAATATCCGTGTAGATTTTCAAGCGTTCGGCAGCTTCCAGTTCCTTCTTGCGCCGCTCCCTGAAAACTGCATCAAGGATCTGTACCCATGGCTCTTTGGCAACATCAGGCGGTAGCCCTTCGACTAGGCCGACTTCGTGGAGTTCAATCATCTTCGATTCCTCCGTATGTCACCTTGCAGCTTCGGAGCTTTGCCACCTGAATTTCGGAGACGGTTGTTTCGACCGGTGCCAACAGACGTGGTCGTTTCGCGCCAGCTTCCCGTACACGCATAATCAGCTCCGCCGGTTCGATGTCCCGGCCGATTTTTCTCTGCCAGGTTTCATACTCCTTCACAGCTGCTTCCACATTTTCCTGAATCGTCGATGCATTCTTGACATTGCTCAAGGCAATATGGTAAGTAAGCTCGATGTCATACGGGATTTCTTCCGGCGCATGGCAAAGAACCAGATCACCCATCGGGCGCTTTACCGTGTCGAAATATTCCTGCATTCCGGTACATTCTTCCCTTGTCGGAACTCTGCCTCCGGCCATCAGAAAGTAAATGTGGATCGTGTATCCTTCCTTGCAAACGATCTTCGTATCTGCCACATCGGACCGCCAGCTCGATGCAAAGTATTCATAGGCATCCACCGGACCGGCCACGGAGAAAATCGAAGGTGCATAGTTGATACGTCTGGTAAATGAATCGTCACCTTCCGTATCCGTACCGCCCGTGCTTGCCGAAACACTTTTTGCCCCGGACACATACGGGATAGGATCCACCAGCACATTGATTTCGCCTTCGGCAATCCCATCGCTGTTGCTTCCTGCCTCATCCGCCACGGCAACTACGTCCACGGTCAGTTCGCCGGGCAAGATCTCCGCATACTTTTCGGTTTTGAAATACCGTTTGTCTGCCGTTCTCACCTGTGTTCCTTCCGGGATTCCGGTTGCACTCGTTCTCGGCGCAGACAGTGTGAATCGAATAACCGCCGTGGCTTTTCCGGCTTCCAGGCGTTCCACTCCAACAAGCGGAGCAAGGTTGTCCAAATTCGGCCCCGTGCTCGTAGGCAGCAGTTCCGCTTTCAGACACGCCGTGCTGTACTCCATGTTGTGATGCGAACGATGTGCCAGTGTCAAAAGGACAAGCCGTGCTTCAGAACACCGTTCCAACGATACCTCACCGTTGAAAAGTTCTTTGTTGTACTTGCCAAACAGTGCCTTGCAATCGGCCACAGCTTCTTCCAGCGTTTCTTCGCCTTCAATGTCGATGTCCGGGATGTTCTCAAACTCTTTTATTTTAGACAAGCTCGTACACCACCTTTGGAATTACAACGCCATGCAGCACATCACTGTCCAGCCAGTCCACCCGCACCACTCTTGCCCGCGGCTCAAACGATGCGGTTTTCTCTGTTACCTCAGCCACATATAATCCCTTTGCCACCGGAAGTGGCTTATCGACAAATATGTTTGGATTGATTCCGAGTTCTCTGTCGCCCTCTTGGCTCCCGATTGGTGTGGAATACAGTGTGCGAAGGCACTTTGCAATGTCCTGCACTTCTTTTTGTTTTTCGCTGTCACCGGACAGCTCAACCACCGTGCTGCTGAAGTCGATCATATGTACTCCTTTATGGTCAGGCTCACCTTGCACTGCATCAAAAGCCCGTGTTTTATCACCGAATCCCAGCTGTCGCTTATTTCAGTGACCCGAAACTTGTTTTGCGATACCGGTGCAAACCCGATAATCAGGTAATGAATCTCTCCGTTCTCTGACATTTCTGTCAGACGGTTCAGCATCTTGCGAGGATTCACGCCGAGTGCTGCATCCAGAAGAATATCAAAGGTGTACTCTCTCAGTTTCGGTGATAAATACTCTGCCCGTGCTTTCCCTCCCAGAACTTCATGTTCCGCCCAGTTTGCGCCGGTCGTCCCCTTGAAGTTTGACGGGGTGAGCACACGCAGGTGTCCCACGGAGAAAATCACATCGCCGAAAATTCCAACATACATTCCAAAACCTCCTTACAGGGGTGCGGATGTTTTCTTGCCAAGGTTTCCGGTGTGCGTATGCGATACCAGCGATTTGCCGGACACAACAACATCGCCACCTCCGCCCTGGATGTTCACTGTTCCAGCGGTCGCATTGATGGTCGATGCCGTCATTTTCAATTCGCCGGATGCTGCAAGCGTGATCCCCGCCGGGGATGTCACCTTGATTTCTCCGCCCTCGCTGATGGTCACGGTTGCACCGCCCACCTGGATCTCAAGACTTTTCGCCTTCAGGATTTTCTTTCCGTCCACATAGTCGGTCAGTTCTTTTGCATTTGCATCAAACTTCCGATATGCCTTTCCTCGTGAGTTGGCATAATCCTTTCGGTAGACTTTTTCTTTTCCTTCAGGCGGTTTGTTCTTTTCATTCCAGACGGTGCCCACCACAACAGCATCCTCCGGGCTTTCTCCTGGATGCAGGACAAGCACAAGATCATCAACTTCCGGTGTCTGGTACTCGCCATTGGACAGAAACGGCACCATTTCCGTAACGGTGTCGTCCCTGTCTGGGTAAGTAACTTCGCACTTTCCAGCCTCATAGTCGATAGAACTCACATTGCCGAATCTCACTTCACTGCTCATGCGAAATCCTCCTTTTCCACTTTGCTGGCCTTGACCTGTGTTTTGTAGCCGCTGGATGGAGATATGCTGTGTTCCATCTGATCAACGAAATACTTTCCGTCCATCTTTCCATAGCCAACTAGGTTAAAGCACTGCGCTGAAGCGCCGGCCGGATAGCCCAACATCGTAAAACTGATCTGGGTTGCTCCGTGGTTGGCATTCTTGATGGCCGCTATCAGGCGGGCTTTTGCGTCTGCCTCGCTGCTTACCTTTCCAGTAAGTTTAAGCTGGCGTTCGTCCGTGCCCACCTTGACGTTGATATTGATTTTTTTCTGTTTGTTGGTGTAGGTATAAAGGCCGCCCGTGTATGTTCCAGTCAGCTTTGTGTTCCACTTGAAACTTCCCGGCTCTACGCACAGGGCCGTCGGATTTCCAACGGGCCGGCTCTCATATACCGTCCATACAGGATCTTTCGCCTTGTACTTTTCCCGGTCGTACACCCAGAGCTTTGAAGTGTAGACTTTGATAACCAGTGCATAGGTGCTGCACAGATCTTGCAGAAAGGCACTATCTGTTCCGTCCTGTTCCTTTGCATCAATGCCGTGGTCGTCTCCCTCAAACTTCAGCTCCAATTTGTAACGGCCTGCAATGGTTTCAGCGATTTTCTTTACGCTGGTGTTCTTCCATGTAAAGGTCCGGTTTCTCTCACTGAAGCTGGTGTCGTTCGGCTTTGCCACGCCGCCCATCGTCAGCGAATCAGGTGCACCGGCAAAACTAAGATCATCCAGCACGAATGCCCCGCACTCGGCGCTGTAATCTCTGTAGCCGCTCTCAATGCCCCCGATATTCCAGTCCTTTACAACAATAGCCGGGTAGAGCTTCACGCCCTTTTCCGGCATCCAGTCATTTTTCCATTTGGCAGCTTTGGCATTGACTGTAATGCTCACACTGTCGCTTTTGGATTCAGCCACATCCGTGTACTTGAAACTTTCCAGATCAGGTGCGATTTCTTCCGAAATATCGGTTTTCTCGTAGGTCAGAAGAACCGCAGCCTGCCTTCCTTTGGGTCTCGCTGCTGTCAGTACCATCATGCACCTGCCTTCCAGGGCGGAAGGTCTCCGCTCTTTTCAGCCGGCAGAGCTGGTGTTGACAGCACCGTGCCGGAATCGAACCGGACGATATGGATATATCTGGGGTTGTTCTGCATCAGCCAATCGGCTTTCAGCTCGCTTCCGTACACGTTCAGGGCAATCAGATCCCAGGTGTCACCGGACTTTGTGGTGTAATCAAGTGCCATACTGCGTGCGCCTCTTTTCGCGTTCGTACCGTTCCACATACTCGCAGAACTTCTCGTAACCTTCGTCCATAATGGAACGTAGATCTTCGGCATTCATGCTGCCGTAGATGGTGAAGTTTGGTGCATAAACATATGTGTTTCCGCTGGAACTCGTATAGGTACGCTGGTAGCTGTTGCTCGATCCACCGCGCTGGTTCCCGGTGCTGCCACCAGAAGCATCTTCGCTCCCGCCGATGGGCTTCAGCTCTACTTCCTGCTGGTAGTTCTGAAGGTCTGCCAGCATCGACAGATTTTGCCTTGTCAGTTCGCTGTTTCCAGCCGTCGGGAAGAAGTTTACATTGCTCAGGTCGTAGTTGTCCGGGTTTGCAGCGTATTCCAGCTTTGCCTTTTCCGCATCTGCTCCCCGGATAAACCGGATTGCCTTCTGAGTATTTTCGTTTGCAAGAACAGACTTGGCACCAGCAATCACTTTCCCGATTCCGGTGTTCAGCAGCTGTTGGGCTTTGCCCTGGTCATCCGACACGGTAGGTGTCGGCATTGCCGCCAGAGTTTCCAGCCCATCTACTGCATAGTTGGCGATCTCCGTGATACGGCTGAACGCCACACCAGCGTCGGACCCCAGTACCAATGCCGCTGCAACAGGCTGAACCATAGTGTCAAAACTTTGAGCCACCTGGTTGTAATACTGCTGGCGATGTGCTCTGTTGAAGTCTATCAGGTTAGAATCTTCTTCTGTAAAACCACCGTCCGCGAACATCTTCGGTTTTCTGCCGGGCAACCCCAGCAGATCACCCAGACCAACGCCCAGCAGCTTACCAGCGGTCAGCCAGGTATCAATGTTCTTTTCACGAACGCCGCGCCGGAAGCTGATAACGGCTTCCGGGCCAGCCTCACCAGCAATAGACGGTCCCTGCGTCATGCCGCCGTTGGCAAATGCCGGGACAGACACGGGTGACAGGTTGAATCCGAACGACTTACCGCCGATCACCGGAACCGGAATGCCGAACAGTGTTTCCGGTATTGTGAGCTGAATTTTGTTCAGCGCCCCAATGATGAAGTTGACCGCTTTCACGCCGATGGTTGCAACCTGCTTCAGGAAGCCGATGATTCCCAGAATCACAGGCTCTACCACAGGAAGCACCTTACCCACCAGATCCACCGCCACCTTGATGGCGTTGACCAGTGTGGTGCCTACCAGGCTTACCACCGTAGACAGCAGCGGCATGACCGCCGGAATGCCTTCATTCACGATAAAGCCGAAGATCTCAGTCAGCACCGGCTTGATGTGGTTTACTCCCAGATCTACAATCTGAGAGAACACACCGGCGAACGATTCAATCAACGGCATAACCGTCTGGATGGCAGGGGTCATAGCTCCGAACACGTCGCCCAGATTTAGCCCTCCGATACTGAAGCCGGATAGCTTTTCCTGGATGCTCTGCAAGCCCTCCGGGGTGGTGAGTTGCCCGAACACCTGCTTCACGGTGTCGCCGATACCCGCTATCTTTCCGGTGAATTTGTCAAAGACGGCAAGCCCGCCTTCGCCAAATACTGTTCCGACGATGTTGCGGATGTCCTCGAAGTGATCTCCCAACAACGAGACTGCCGCAACGATTGTACCGATGCCGGTAATAACCGGGCCGAATGTGCCAAGCAGTGCCATGAATCCGCTGCCCAGTTTTGCGGCCACTGGGCCTACCGTCGTACCCAGTACGTTCAGCCCTGCGCCGCCGACATTCAAAGCTCCCTTCACCGTGCTCAAAGCGCCGCCGCCGATTTTGGATGCTGCACCCGCCATCTTGCTGCCGACACCGAGGACGGTAGAACCCACTTTGGACTGGCTGACGGTCTGCCATGCATTGGACAGCCCATTTCCAATGACCGTCTTTCCTGCACCGAGGAAATTTTTCACTCCACCGGCCATACCTCCAAGGTCAAGACCGTTCGGTCCTGCAATGCCGGAAAGAATCTGTCCCGCAACACCGCCGGTCTTGGCGATAAATCGTCCAACCGGATTGCCGCTTCCGAACCCCACCAGAGCATTTTTCAGGCCGCCCAGCGATTGCCCGACATTGGAAACATACCTACCGGAGCCGGAGTTTTTCAGCACGCCCAGCAGGCCACCGTTCGTGCTAGCTTCCAGCACATCATTTACAAAACCGGTGTTTCCTTTCTTGGTTCCGCTTCGCAGGCCCTTGAAATTTTTCAGTGTTGCCCAGATGCCGACACCAGCGCCGTCCAACGTCTGCCCAATTTTTCCAAGGCGCGTTGTGGGCTGCTGCGCTCCGGCACCGGCCATCTGAACGCCGTACTTTGCATTTTCAGCAAACATTCCGGCATTCGATTTTACAAAGGATGCGCCACCAACTGCCCGTTGGATCAGGCTTGTGGGTGTCAGTGCGCCCATCAGATTTCGGACAGTGATGCCTCCGAATGTTCCGCCTGGGGCACCGCTCGGTTTTCCGCCGATTGCAATGTTCCCGATGGTGTTCAGCAGCGAGGATCCTGTGCTATAAGCCGTCGGTGCAAAGCTCATAGCTCCGAACGCCGCGACTATGGCAGCAATGGCCCCTGCCACTTCCGGCCCATGCTCTGCAGTGTAGTCGATGCCCTTCTGGATCCACGGCAATGCCGCCTGCGCCGCATTGCCAATTCCAAGCAGCGCGGAGTGCAACATCGGCAGAATGCCATTGACGATGTTGGACAGATCTGGCAAGCTCTCGGTGATACCGTTTGCTATGTCGATCCACATGGATGTCAGTTCTTTCTTTGCCGGAAGGAACTGATTGCCCACATTGATAAGCAGGCGGTCTGTCGCATTACTTGCCATCTGGCTTACCGCTTTGCCGGTGTCCAGACGAACAAGCAATTCTTTCTCCATGCTGCCGCTGTATGCGCTGGTATCACCAGCCATAAGCAAGGCATTCTGGAACGCAGGCAAGTTGCCCACAATTTTTGAAACGCCCTCAATGGCCCACTGTCCAAACAGTGTCTTGATGGTCGCAGTCTGCTGGTACTTGTCCTGTTTCGAGATCGCCTCAAAGACTTTGTACAGAGTGCTTGCTGCACCATCTTCTCCGTTCGGCCCGGTGGACTGCATATCCTTTGCAATCTGCACAGGATCAAAACCGAGTTTGTTCCATGCGCCCACCTGCGCATCCGTTGCACTGTTGCCAAGGGTGATGTTTGTAAACACACGGTTCAGGCTTGTTCCAGCCTTTCCCTCATTAACGCCCATAGCCAGCATGGTGGCTGCCAGCGCAGAGGTCGTGTGCAGGTCAACGCCGGCTGTCTGGCCGACACCGCCGGACGTATTCACCACGCTGGCGATTTCCGCCGCCGTGGTAGCCATGTGGCCGCCCAGATAGTTGATGGAATCTGCAATGTCGATAATCTGGTTGTGGGTCTTACCAAAAGCGGTTTCCCACTTTGCCATATAATCGGCCGCAGACTTTGCATCAATGTCCCACGCGGCAGCTAGCCGGGCCGTATCGTACAGGTAGCTTTTTTCTCCGGTTTGCTGGTTATCCAGAAAGATTTGCTCATAGCTCTTACCGGACTGTCCCAGCGATGCGGCGATCTGCGCCATCTCGTCCCGTTTGATTGGGACCTGCGTAGTCATCTTGAGGATCGCGTCCTCCATGGTGGCACGCTTTTCCGGGTCAATGCTGCCGTCATCGTTCATGATGCCGCCAACATACTTGACTGCATCTGCCGCCTGGGCTTGGTATTCCTCTGCCATGGAGGTTGTCTTTTTAATCATGACAGCGGACGCAGTTGTCAGCGTCGCCATGATTCCAAGCCCAGTCTTTCCGATTACGCCCAGAGTGTTTGCTACCGTGCTGCCCAGCGACTTTGTTCCCGTCAGTGCGCTCGCCAGATCACCGGTCAGCCCCTTCGTCTGCTTTATTGCAGTTACAAGGGATGGGTCCACCTTGCCCATGATGCGGATGCTGAGGTCTAGTGCTCCATTTCCCGCCATACGTCTGCCACCTCGTTACACAGATCCACCAGCTCCCGCCGGGGCAGGTGCAGCAGATCCGTCATGTTGGAATGCGTGGCAATGGATAGCTGGATAGCTGCTTTCCGAAGTCCTTTTGCCCCGCCTTTTACTCGAAAAAATCAGAGTTTACGGCATCGCGCAGCTTGACCGCCTCGCACAGCGGCAGACCGGCAAAGAAGTCCACCGGGTAGCCGGTGCCCATGCTGGCGATGATGCAGCAGTACAGGTAGTTGCGATGCGTATTCACCGGTGCAAATCCGCCCGCAGCCATACGGTTTTCTGCCATGGATTCGCTCATAGTGTTCAGTTCGCCCACGCCGGACAGGTCGATGCTGTCAAAGGTCTTGCCCTTCAGTTCCGCCTTTTCGCTGCCCTCGTAGGTGTAGGGCGCTGCAAACTTCAGGGTGTGAGATTCCAGCTGCTTTTTCACTTCATCGGCGTTCTCGCTGTTATCCATGCCCTTGATAACCGCCGCCTGCACTTTCTTGATCTTGCCGCGAGGCATGAGCTTAAAGAACTCCACAGGCTTGCCGGTTGCCTTAACGGCCATTTCCTGTGCAAAGGAAGTGGTCATTTCCATCACGGACATGGCTGCCATCTCGTTGCCGATGTTTTTCTGGATGTCGATCAAGTCCTGCACGGTCATCTTCTCCATGCCAGACAGATCCAGACTGTCATACTCCTTGCCCTCAAACTTATAGGGCTTGTCGAACTTCACGATATTGTCCATTGCTGTTTCCTTTCCAAAAGACAATCAGCCGCCCCACGCCGGGACGGCTGACTTCTTCATGTATCGGGTTTAGATAAGGGCGTTGATCTCGGCACGCATATCCTCGCCATCAACATAGTAGCGGCCTGCAAACTTGTCGATGTCGATAACGGTAGTGCCGTCAACCTCCATCAGGTAACGGGTAACTTCCAGCGTGGTGGTGCTGCCCATGGTGTCAGCACGCTTCAGCTTGCCGGGGTCCAGCTCCTTGGGGCGACCACCCAGAACAACGCGCAGACCCTTGTAGGTATAGCCGCCGTTCTTGTTGTCGTTCTGCATGGCAGCACGCAGAGTGATCTGGATGTTCTTGTTGGGGTTCATCATCTTGGTGGCGAAGCTGTACATGGTGTTCCAGTTCAGAGTTGCCTCCATGGATTCAAACTGACCGGGCACGGGAGAATCGACTTCGCCTGCAATGCCCATGCCGGACACGGAGGTGGTCTTGTTCTTGATCTTGGGCAGGGTGACTTCATCTGCCAGACCAATCAGCAGGTCATCTTCCGTATACGCATTGTAGTCATTGATGACCTGGGGAACCAGGTCGCTGGAAATATTCAGAGCCATATGTCATTCCTCCTGCTTACAGAGACAGAGCGGAGGTCAGCGCGCCGGCCTCGTACTCCATGGTGTTATTGATCTGCTTAAAAGGCGGGAACGGCGTGCAGAACTGATAGAAGGAGTAGTGGCCTGCAACCAGTTCAGCGGTCGTGTTGCGGTCGGGGTCTGCCTTCATGCTGTAGCTGGCGCATACCTCGGTAGAGACATAGACGCTGCCCTTCATGTTCTCGCTGTCGATGATGGACTGAAGGCGCTTCTTGTTCATGGGCTTATCCAGCTTGCTCATGTTGTCCAGAACAAAGCTGGTCCAGGAGTGGTTGAAGAAGCGGCGGACACAAAGGAAAGCGTCCTTCGGGTCGGTGTTTTTCGGGTAGCAGCAGGTCTCATTGCCCCACACAACAAAGTCGCCGGAGCGGATGAAGGTCGCCACGCCCTGCTCATTCAGCACATTGCCCTGCTCCTGATCCATCAGGACTTCGGTGCCATCTTCCAGGCAGGCGGAGGAAATGGGTACGCTGACATTGGACGGGCTGGCATTAGGCGTGTCGTTGTACAGGCTGTCGTTGTAGACTGCCGCAGCAGCGGCCAGAGAGCTACCGCTGTAGATGGTTCTGCCGATCTTGCCGTACAGCCACAGGCCATATGCTTCACGAGAAGTTGCGCCCTGCTTGACCTTCTGGTTTGCCACGTCGGTGTACTTGCGTGCACCGGAAGCGGAACTGTCGATGTCAACAAAGCACACTGCATCGAAAACGCCATTGATCTTGCGGCACTTTGCCTGGAGCGCTGCGCACACCATGGGATCCTTGGAGAAGCGGGGTGCCAGCAGAATGCCGGGAACCATGCCCAGCTTGGGGAACACCTGTCTTACCACTTCCAGTCCGGTCTCTGCACCGGTGGCCGCATTCACGCCGCCCACGATGTCGGCAGCGGTGATTTTGGTCGGGTCAAGAATGGAGCCGGAAATGGTCAGAGCCGTTGCGCCGTCGCCTTTGCCGCCGTTGACCAGGGCGATGCTCACAGTGCCATCATCATTGAAGCTGGCCGAATAGTCCTCGTCCGCCGTGAGCACGGTCTGCTCCTTCTTCACGACCAGCTTTTTCAGCAGGATGCCGGTCTCGTCGATCTCTGCAATGCCGTCATTCACCTGAACGGTCTTGTTGGACAGTTCAGTGATGTGCTTTGCATTCGCAGGATCCAGGACGTTGACCACGACGATAGGGGAAATGCCCATCACCTGAAAACTGGCGCTCACCGCCTCACACAGGGTATACTTTGCAAAATCGTCGGAATAGCCCACTGCGGCGGCAGCTTCTTTGAAGGTATTCACCAGCATCGGCGTATTCACCGCTGCTTCCGGGTCATCCAGCATATTAACGGGGGCCGTACCCACAACGATTTGCAGGCCGGAGTTGACCGTTACCGGAGCGGTGACGCTGGTCGCTGCTTCGGTCTTGTTAAAGCCATGAGAAATAGCCATTTGTCATATCCTCCTTACTTCATCAGGTCGGTGGCCTTCTTGTAGAGAATGTTCTCTCTGGTGCCGTCCTGTTCGATCTTCACGCGCATTTCTGCGAGCTTGTCCAGCGGAACGATCAGCGCCTTCAGGAACGGCACCTGCTCCACTTTTTCTTTCAGCTTTTCGGGCAGGCCATCCACGAATACGGTGTACTGCGGGGCAATGCCCTTGACGGTCGGCCCGCAGTACGCCGCAGCGCCGGTGGTTTCCGTCACAGGCTGTGCTTCTTTCACAGCCTCGGTTTTCTTTTCGGTCTTTTCGATGCTCATATCAAAGCCTCCACTTCTTCGTTTTTCAGGGTGTTGGGCGTTTCGCAGATCAGGTTGACAATGCCCCAGTAGTAGAAGTCCATGTCATCATCCGAAAGATCCCATTTGCGTGGATATCCCACTTTGAAAGCCTCGCCAAACACAGGCTTCCGCTTGAAGTGCTGCATGATGGCTTCGATGATGTTTCCGGTGTCCTCATATCCCTGCCGGTCTGTTTTCGGGTCATAACAGCAGATGATAAGCTGCAAAAGGACCAATTGCGGATCCTTTTCGTTCACCACCTCGCCACTCGTTCTTGATACGATGATGCACGGGAAGTTGGATCTATTGGTATCCACATCGTCGTCATCATCGGTCGGGGACGGGATAAACTGCTTGAAGATCTTCAGCGGTTTTTCGCCTTCCTGCCCCGTGAACTTCATATCCCGGAACAGTTCCTTCAACTCGTCAATCATGGCCTGCTGGCACATTTCGCTGGTATAGCCGGTGATTTTTTCAGCCATATCAGATCACACCCTTTCGTTTTGCATTGGCGATCAGTTGCCGGACGCGCCGTTCCGTGTTCTGCTGCAGCATCTGCTCCACCGTCTGCTCCTGCATCTCCCACACGGTATGGTGCATCGCAGAGCCGGAAGGGCTGGACAGTGTTGCCAACTTCTCGTTCGGTTTCCAACGTTTCTTTCCGCTCTCCGTGTAGTCCTTATCCGCAGGTATTCCGAGCTGACGCTGTACCATGCCGATATGCTTCGACTTGAACTGTACCAAGAAGCCCTTGCTCTTATCGCTTGTTCCGCCCAGAGCGATCATTGGACTGTCTTTCAGGACGCGCGCCCGAAAAACGGGCGGCGCATTGCGAACAGACGGACCCATGAAGGGCTTTGTGGGGCTGGTTCTGAAATAGCCCAGGTCTGCCCGGAATGCACCGGGGTCGTTCTTCATAATAGCAAGGATAGCGGTAGGCCGCCGGTTGGTGGCCTTCTGGCGCTGGCGCAGATCTTCGATCATGCGTCTGCCTGCCGCGTTCAGGTCGTAACGTTTCTTCACTTCGGTCAGCATCAGCTTGCGCGTCTGCCGGGCCGTTGTGTTTACGGCCACCTTCAACGCCGCCGGGGTTTTGTTTCCCAGTACGCCAAGAGCGCGGGTCACTTCCGCGTCATCAACGGAGACCATCAGGTTGGAAGCGTCATAGTTGGTATGGAAGTATGCCAACTTACCTCACCCTTTCCAGTTCCATGCGATACATACCCGCTTTCAGGGAGCATGATTTGATGTTGTAGATCCGTTTCTTGTCCAAGGTGATCTGCTTGCCACTCTTCGGCATAGGGCCGTAGTCCTTCTGCTTCACAAAAAGCAGCAGGTCGGCCTTGTACATACCCTGGTCAAAGGATTGCTTTGCTCCGCCCTCCCAGTGCGCCGGACGTTCAAGTACGCCGGGGTGCTGCGTGATACAGAGCATCAGCTTATCATCTATGTACCGTTCTTCCGCAAACTCGTTTGAGTTGAAGATCACGTTCTGCACATCCTGCGCAACGCATTCTTTGAACGTAGGGAACGGTTTCGGAGTTTCCGGTGTGCCGTAGTTCTGGTCAACATCCAGCATATCCGCGCTCCTTCCCGTATCAGCAGACGGTAGCAACCAGCCAGCTATCCACCTTGTCGGGGATCAGCAGCGGGTGGGTCTGCAGTTCCAGGAAGCGGCGGTCAGGACGGTGTTCCACATAAGAACGCAGCAGGCGGGTGGTCTCTGCAGTGTGCCACACCTTGTCATCGTCCAGATAGGTGCACAGACCGTATGCGCGCATGAAGTTTGCGTTGCTGGGGATCATCAGCACCATATTATCCGGGATCAGAGGCTTTGTCTCTCCGGTTTCCTCATCCAGATACACTTCGTCATAGCCGTAGATGTCCACGCCGGGCAGATTCAGGTGGCCGTAGTAGTTCAGACCGCCTTCCAGCTCCTTGGGTGCCATAGCACCAATGTCGAACCGGCGCTTGTCCATCAGATCCAGAACATTGCTGTCGCTCATAAAGTGGTTTGCGGCCAGCTTGCCCATAATCACCATGTTTGCATTTGCAAAGCCGTTGCGGCTCACCTGCCGCTTCCATTCGCGCAGGTTGCCCATGGTATCGGCAGCAGACTTACCCCACTGCTTCGTGCCCTCCAGATTGATCTTGTTGGTGAAGCCAAAGTCGATGACTTCATCCACGCCCTTGCCCTTCACCTTCAGCTGACCGGTGGTAAGTACCTGGGCTGCCATCCACTCTTCGCGGCGAGTGGTCATGTCGTTCAGCTTGTTGTATTCCTCGGTCAGCTTTTCTGCTGCACGGTCAGCAGGGGTGCGGCCGGAGTAGATATCCTCACCGGGCAGGCGCTGCAGGAACATATCTGCGGTGGTGACAGTTGCCGGGTTGATAAGCGGCGGTGCATAGGACTTGGTCTCGTAGCCCTCGTTCTGCACGATCTCGCCACCGACCATGGGATGGACGAAAGCTGCCATCTTGCGGTTGCCCTTGACGATATCAATGTCAACGTTCTTAGTGGGGAACGTCTTAACCTTGGAGAAGAAACGATCGCGCAGGAAAGTGCAGATCGGGGGTGCGGTGCGCACAGCCTCGGCCAGATACCGCGGCTCATAAATGTTGATTTCGTTTGCCATTTTTGTTTCCTCCTATCACTTCAGGAAAATGCCCAGATTGCGCAGAGGAACTTCAACGTCGTCCACGCTCACGTTATTGGGCAGCACCAGTCCGTCAGCAAAGAACTCGCCGGTCAGATAGACCGGCACTTCCTTGTTTGCGTCTGCGCTGTCAGCAGTAATGCCGTACAGGCCGGTCAGGACTGCCGTGCCTGCGCTTGCCGGTGCCGCAATAGGCTTCACCTTGCCGTCTGCAATCAGCACAGGGGCGTGTGCCTCCACAGCTTCGCTTGCGGTCTTGGTTGCCTTTGCGATACCAATGTCCACGCCAGCAATGAAATACTTCGGCGCGGTGCTGAAATCTTTTCTTGCAAGATCCATGCTCATGGTTCTTTCCTCCTTACTTCACACCGTTTGCCTTGCGGATCGCGGCCAGGAAAACGTTTGCTTCCGCGTCCTTCGGATCCGGGTCAGCGGGCGGCGGATTGGTGATGTTGTTCGCGCCGGAAGTCTGGGCGTTGGCCTTTGCCTTGTCCAGATAATCCTTGCTCTGCTTCTGCTGCTTTGCCTTCATGCTGGCAATGACGGCCTTCGCAAAGGATGCGGAATCAATGGGCTTCACAAACTTCGCCTCATTCGCTTCATCCTCCGCGCCGGGCAGAGTGGCGTTTTCGATCTCCTGAATGCGGGTGCGCTCGGCATTGATAGCCTCGGTCTCGATCTTGGCTACCATATCCGGGCACGCCTTGCGGAGATCGTCCACGGTCTTGATGTCCTTAATGTCCATGTCTGTTACCTCCCCATGGGTTTTGTTCCCCGGCTGATCCGCCTGGGGTGTATTTTCAGGCTGGGCCGTGGTCTTATCCACCACCCGGCTTCTGACAAAGTTCGGTGCTTTGTTGAACGGGGTGTTCATACTGATGCTGTTGACGAACAGGATGCCGTTGCGGTTCTCCACAACAGAATCGTCCGCTTCGTCGTCCACCTCGTCCACAAAGCCCTTCTCCTTGGCTTCCGTTGCCGTCCACCAGTTCGTTTCATCCATCCACTTGGCGCATTCGTCCTCGGTCTTGCCGGACTTCTTGGCGTACAGGGTGACGATGCTGCTGCGGATGGTTTCCAGTGCTTTCAGGCAGTTGTTGAGATCCTCTGCTGTCAGGTAATCGCAGACACCCATACTGACCGGATGCACCATGTAGCTGCTGTCTGCCGCCGCCACCACCTTGTCTGCATGGCAGGCAACAATGGTTGCTGCACTGGCACACAGGCCGTCGATGTGGGCGGTCACGGTGGCCGCGTTGCGTTCCAGCATATTGCCAATGGCCTGTGCTGCAAACACATCACCTCCACCGGAGTTGATGTACACGGTGATTTCTTTCACATCGCCCAGGGCGGCAAGGTCATCCGCAAACCGTTTCGGGGTCGCGGCATCTTCCCACCAGCTGCGCTCGGAAATATCGCCGTAAAGCAGAAGTTCCGCCTTCTGGTCATCACCGGCCAGATTGCGGAACTGCCAAAACTTATCATTTGTCATCTTCTGGTTCGTCCGGGAATTGGGTTTGCTCATTTAGCCCTACCTCCTTCATTTTTTCCATTTCGCTCTTGCGCTGCCTCATGTTTGCCCGCCAGTTTCCACCGGTCATCTGTGCAGTTTCCTGCTCATTTGTGCTGATGCCCTGCTGAACACGCAGAATCGCCGCCTCGATTTCTTTCTTGGCATCCAGATTGGTGCGTGCAGGACCGTTCCATGTGCAGCCCATGTAGGCTTTCGCCACAGCCTGGTCGTCAAAGAAGCCGGGCGCATTGATGCGCCCACGGGCTACTGCCTCGGCAAACCATTTTTCGTAGGCCGGCTGGCAGAAGTCCGCTGCAAAGCTATCCCGCAGCACACCGCAGGTTCGCCAAAACTCGTTCAGTGCGCCGCGGCTTGCGGAATAGTTGGAACTGAATTTCTTGTAAAGCACCTCACTTGGGATCTCTACGCCGGTCGCTACCTGATTGGACATGGCCGACATGAAGCCGTCAAAGGTCGTGGTCGGATGCTTCGGGTCGAACGTATCCGTGCTCTCTCCCGGTGCAAGGTCGAACACCGCGCTCGGTGCAAGGTCGATGCCCAGTTCATCGGGCGGGGTGTTCGGGTCCTCCGCCTTATCCGCCGGTTCCTCGCCGAACGGTGCCTGACTGGTCGGGTTTTCATGCTTGATAAACAGCGTGATGGACGATGCCACGATAGCCGCCGCCAGCTCTGCTTCTGTGTATCTGCCCATCTGTTTCAGCGTGGGCAGCACCGGAGCCAGCAAGGGCACGCCGCGCCGCTGCCCGGCACGCTCCCTCTGTGTGACGCACAGAATGTTCGGCTCTCCCGTTTCGGGGTCGCGGGCTTCTACCCGCGTCCATGTCAGCGGCACCGTGCTGTCGTAAGCCAGCGGATGCCGACTTGCTATCCAGTACGCCACCACCGCGCCGTCCCGGTTCGTTTCCACGCCCTGCACGATCTGGAACACGTCATGCTTGTCTATCGTGCAGGGTGCCATTATGTCCGTGCGGTCAGGGCTGCAAATCAGATCAGCCTCGATCAGGCGCAGCCGCAGAGCATACGGCCAGTGCGGATGTTCGTCGAACTGCACCACCGCAAACACATCGCCGTTCATCAGGAAACTGGTGAACGCCAGCGTCTGCAACCGCCAGAAGTTATCCATGCCAGCAGCATCGCAAAGGGTGCTGTCCGCCCAAAGTTCAAATTCGCGGGAGATCTGCGCCTGCAATCTGTCTGCCTGTTCCTCGTTCAAGTGCAGATAGTCCGCATCCACCTGCGGGGTCGGCACAAGGCCGCTGCCCACCACGTTGGTGCGCAGGGTCTTGATGGCACCCGTTGCCAGAGGGATGCCCATATAAGCATCCCGGCTCCGTTTGCGCAGAATATCAAGATTATCTTCGATATCCTCTTTTGCGCTGCCGCCGCCAACGTGCCAGCTTCGCATAGCGCGGGAAATGCGGCTTGCTCCGTAGTTTCCGTAGCCGGTGCCGTTGTTCATGACGGACAGTGCGGCGCGTGCCACAGCGCGGCGATACCCTTTTTCAGGGCTGATTGCCGCAATGGCTTTATCCAGAATATTTGCCATGTAGTCCACCGTCCTTACACATCATGCGGCGAGAAGTGGTAGATTCGGTTTCTGCCCCGGCCTTTTTCTTCTGCTTCCGCTTCGGCTACTTTCTTTTCCCAGAAGATAATGCTCTCCCGGATCTGTTTCAAACTGGCACGGGTCAGCATCATCTGTTCGATCTGGTAGCTTTGCCCTGTCGAAACAGCAGCTTCTGCTTCCATCCACATATCAAGATGCCGCTGCGCGGCTTCTTTTGAGATGATCGGCATTGTTTAGATACCTCCTGATCTTCTTCTGCGGTACTGGCGCGGTGCGGTCTGGCGTGGTGCTTCCTCTCCGGGGATCTCCAAACCGGTGGGATTGCTGATTTCCAGCGCCGCCGTTGCGTAGTTCCGAACGTCAAACGCTTCGTTACGTTTCTGTGCCGGGTCTTTCAGCTCCCACCGCTCCACCTTGCGGCCAGACTTCCAGCGTGTGACCTTGTGTTCCGCAGTAAGCATCTTGAAATAATTTTCGTCATACCCGGCATCTTCTGCCGCCGGGAAGTGGCAGTAGTTTGGGCCTTTGATGAGCACTTTCAGCCGGGCAAGGACGTGGTTCTTGCCGGTGTCAACGCCCAAGGTGAACAGTTCGCCCTTGACGCGATTGTTCTGAGTGGGGTTGCGCAGGTAGGGTACGTCCATGCCGCCGCGGCCTTTGATGGCCCAGATATGCCGTTCCTCCCGTTCTTTGCAAAACCGGATGACCTGATCCGGGAAGTGGCCGCCACTGTCCATGCAGACAGACCGCAGGGACAGTTCCGTGCCGTCTTTCTTTTTCCATGTACGGGAAAGGAACTCGTCCAGGTCTGCCCACACCTGACCGCGTTTCAGGTCGCCGTAGATGCGTTGGTACCGGATGCCCCAGCTTTCTCTGCCGATACCCCAGCCCACCACTTCGGCCTCGAAGCGGTTATCCTGGGTATCGACACCAGCCGTCAGGTACACTACGCCGTCCGGGACTTCGGCCTCGTAGAACTCGCGGCGGTCCAGCAGGTTGTTTGCCTCCACCGCTTCACCCGGTTCCTCCCACGGCAAGCCCAGGTCGGTGTTCACAAAGACCTGCATCTTCTCGTAATCGCCGCGCTGTGCATCCAGGTCAGCGGCAATAAAGTCCTCCACGATTTTGTCCCACCCGCAGAGGGTGGAGCCGATCTTGTTCATGTGGAAGCCCCGCACAGACCGTTCCGGGTGTTCTGCGTGCCACTTTCCTTGCAGGCTGTTTTTCTTCCAGCGGTATTCGTTGTCAAGGCAGCCACACTCGGCACAGCGGTATTGCACGCCGCCTTCCGGCCACTTTTCCTTGTCGAACACCATGTTGTCCCAAACAAAGGGCTGATAAAAGCCGCAGTTCGGGCAAGGCACCGTCCATTCCTCTTGGGTGGATGCGTTGAACTCGTCCAAAATGCGGCTGTTGTTTTTGTCGGTTGGGGTCGATACCAGCACCGTCTTGTAATCCCAGTAGGTCGTTTGACGCTGCTCGGCCAGCATGACCGGGTCGCCTTCTTTGCCGGCGCTGGCTTTGTAAGCGTCCACCTCGTCCGCCAGCAGCACCTTGATGGGGCGGCCGCGCAGATCGGTCGGGGCGTTTGCGCCAACGATGGTCAGTTGACCACCGGCGAAGTTCTTTTTCATGATCGTGTTGCCGGAGTAGCGGCTCTTGTTATCCACAAGGCCCCGAAGCACCGGAGTGTCCCGGATCATGGTAGCCAGACGGTCTTTGCTGAAGCTCTCGCCCAGGTTCACCGTAGGCTGCACGATCATGATAGGGGCCGGGTAGTAGCTCATGTAGTACCCGATGGTATTCAGGATCAGGCCGTCGGTCTTGCCGGACTGGGCGCACATCATGGCTACCACCTTGCGGATATGGACATCCCCGATGGCATCCATGATCTCCCGCTGGAAAGGTGCGTTGTCCGTATTCCAACGGCCTTGTGCTGCGGATGCTTCCGCCGACAAGCGGCGGTAGTTATCTGCCCACTGACTAAGGGTCAGGTTCGGGGGCGGCTTCAGCGCACCCAGTGCCCGGCTGAACATCTGTGCAGTCTGCGGTTCCAGGTGGATCATTGCCATTGTTGCCGCCGCCTTTCATGACACAGCTGCCGAACGGGCAGAACTGCTGGATCTCATTCAGCCGGGTTCCCCAGACACAACCCCGGCATTTATTCTTCCTGCTCATCTTCGGGTTCCTCCCCCGCTGGTGCTGCCAGCGCAATTTCGGGGTCACTCAATTCCACAAGTGCTTCCTGCACTGCTTTTTGCAGAATGTCGTGGGCTTCCGCCGGGTCGGTCAGCTGGGCCATGGTACTTGCGTACTTAGTCGGGATGGTTTCCAGCCGGTTCTTGAAATTTGCAAAGATGGTTTTCAGGGCGCGTTCTACGTCCTCGGTGCGGTGCAGGTTGCCTTGGGCTTCCTCCATCCGCATTTTCTCGATCTTGCCGCGGGTTTCCTCCCGCTCGGCACGGGCAGCAACAAGACGGGCTTGATCGTCTTTGTTGCCGATCTTGAAGTTCAGGTATTGCCGGACGCAGACCTTCATGTCAAAGACACCGGGCCGGACTTCGGACAGCACGCCCTGATCCCGCAGGTTCCGCACCTGACGGTCAGTGATGCCCAGCCATTCGCCAACGGCCTTACTCGTGTACAGCATCTTTGTCACCGTCCCCCGGTTCTCCGATCTCGCCGGTCGCCCGGATGCGCAGCAGTTCAAGCCGCTGCTGTTCGGTTTCCAGGTGCAGCTTGTCCATTTCGTTTTTCTGCATCTGGGCCGCCGCAGACAGGATGCGGCCATGAATTTTGTTCAAGGCTTCCTGCAGCTGCAAGATACGCTGTGCTGGGGTCTCCTTCTGATACATACCGATCTGCTGGTTTGCGCCGTCCCGCTTCCGCTTGCCACGTCCGCCGGGTACTCGCATATCCATGACGCTGGATGTAATCATCTGGTCAGGCGGTAAAGCCTGATACTCTTTTATCTTGTCCAGAATGTACTTTTCCCGGAGCAGCAGTACACCGATTTCGTGGGAAGTCAGCTCGGTGCTGTTCCGGGGCGCATTCTCTACGATCTGTTTTTCTTCCGGGGTGAGCTTGTCAAAGAAGATAGTCGCATAGGCTCCATCCTTCATTGCATTCTCATTCCCGACAGGTGCCCCGCCGCCGGGGTTGCCCACGGCGTTTTTGTTTCCCGGCTGTCCGCCGGGCTTCCGGGGTGCGGGCGGGTCCCACCCGTCCTTTGCCTTCCAGCGGCGGACCGTATCATATTTAAGATGGAGATCGTCCGCCAGCTGCCGAAGATTCACTTCTCCGTCTTTCTCCATCCGGGCAATGTACTCAGCGCGGGCGGCATCGCGCTCATCGCTTCGCCTTGCCATTTGGTTTTCCTCCAATAAAAAATGCCCCGTCTGGCAAATCATCCAGGCAGAGCATTCAGTTTCGCCGCCGGTCCTGCGGCATTTCTTCGGGTCGCTTACAACTTGTAAGCAACAGTGTATGAAAAAGGCCCCTCGGTTCGCCGCCGTGGGGCCTCTCTCCATAATTCCACTGTACTAAGTATAGCACCAAAACCGTCTTATAACGTCTTATCTTTTGGCGGTCGGGGCTTTCAAATGTAAACACTTTATGACATAGCCACCATTTTGCCAGCCCCGGCAAGATGGTCTATCCCGATTTTGTTGACCTCAACAAGATCACGCCGGAATGATTTGTTGACACCGGCAAAACGTGAGTTACTTACAAATTGTAAGCGTCCACCATCCCGGTGACGTTACCGCCATGTTTGCCCCGGACTTACAATTTTTTGACCCGTACCCCCTTTTTCGGGTGTCAAAACGCGGAAGCCCTTCAAAAAATTTTGCACCTAGAAATATTTTGGGGCTTCGGAACCCGCACCGCGCCCGCCGGCGGGGGGCACCCGGCACTCTGCGGCGGGGCCGGACGGGGCGACGGCAGGCCGGGCCGGTGCCGGGCCGCCGGTTGGCGGTGCCCAGGGCAGCGGCAGGGCGGCAGAGCGGAGAAGGAAGGGGGCAGGGGGATAGATAAGGCGGCTATAGCCTAGCTATTGGCTATACTGCAAAGGCCATATGCCGGTCAGGTAAAGAATCTGACCCCTCCGGCGGCGGGCTGCGGTGGGTGGTTTTTGGCTGTTGGCGTGGTGATCTGCTGCGGCAGGTGGGCGGCAGGGCTTGCGGGGTGCGGTGTCGGTAGGTGCTGGCGGTGGGCTGCTGGCTGCTGTGAGGTCTGGCAGGGGGTGCAGGCTGTGCAGCTTGTGGGCTGCGGGGTCATCGGTGCGGCGCTGGCGGTGCTGTTGGTGTCGGTCTGCTTCTGGCTGGCGGTGCTGGTGGGCGGGGTGATCTGCTGCGGCGGCGGGGTGCTGGTGGGGTCATCGATCGGGCCGGGCCGTCACTGATCCGCACCGATCCGGCAGGCGATCCGGTGCAGCGGGCAGGCAGCAGGGCCAGCGGCGGGAAGATGGGCAAAAGAAAAAGGCCAGGGCAGACGGCGCGGCGTGCGCTGCTGCTCTGGCCTTTGGTCTGCACTGGCGGCAATGGTTCCGGCGGGGTGCGTCCCGGTGCCGGTGGTGGGGCTGATCTGCTGGCGGTGCCGGTGGGCATGGTCAGCGCTGGCACCGTTCCCGCTGCCGGCGTTCCAGCGTCACGGCTGGCGCTGGCTGTGCTCCATCCGGGCCGGTTTTGGACGTTTGCCGGAGGGGTCAGATTCTCCACCTAACGGGATTGAGAGGCAGGTGTAGGGCTTTAACCTAGCAGGCTAGAACTCTCCCCCAGTAACCCCCTATAGTCCCCCTTCTTCCCCGGATTCCGCCGGGTCGATCTCTAACGGCTGCCCTTCCTGCTCCATTCTGGCATGTACCGCCGCCAAAATATACCCTTGCAGGGTTTGCCCGGCAGCCGCGGCGGCGGCACGAATCGCTGGCGTGATCTTGAATTTCACTAAATCCGCATCGTTGCCGTTTCTCCTTGGGACAATCTCGCTATCCCGGTCATTATCCCATGCCCCGCCCAAATATTGCCGGGGTAAATAATACGAGCCAGTATACTCGATTTTTTCCAGTTTTCCCGTCTGTGGGTTTCTATGCATCGCCCAATTGGGGGCATTGTATAGGCGCGTTTTCGCTCCGCGCTTTTTAATTTCTTCGATTTCACGGCTTAACAGCTGCTTTCGTGTTCCCCCAATCGGCAAAATAAAAATTATTTCAGCCTCAAATACATCGCCGTTGTTGTAGTCCTCCTGCATTTCCTTCCGGTTATGCTTTCCAGTTTTTAACAAGCGTTCATGCTGATTTATCCGGCTCAAAATGCCCTTTTCTGAACTTCCAACATATTCCCGGCCGTTTGTTTTATTTATAATCGCATATACTCCCGGCCAGTCCTCAATTTCTTCTTCGCTGTTAATTTTCATTTTCCGCCCCTTCTTCCAGTGTTAGCGGCCGTCCTTCCTGCTCCATTCTGGCATCAAGGGCATCAAGTATATAATTTTGCAAACTTTTTCCGCTTGCGGCGGCAGCGGCGCGGATTTCCGCGCCTTTGCTCCGTTCCGGGCGAATCGTGATACTATCCCGACTTGCGTTATATTTACAGCTTGCTTTTTTGTGCGCTTCTGAAACAGCCATGTTATTCTCCGCTTTCTGCCGAGTCGATTTCTAGCGGCTGGCCTTCACGGGTCATTCTTTCCTGCACAGCGTGCAAGATATATTTTTGCAAACTTTCCCCGCTGGCAGCTGCTGCGGCGCGGATTGCTGCGCCCTGTTGCTTTTTGGGGCGCATGGTTATGCTGTCCTGTCTGCGGTTATACTCTACGTTTGCGCGTTTTCTGGCTTCTGATACTGGCATTATATCGCTCCTTCCGCCCACTTGGAATAAATATATTATACAAATTGGCCGCCGGAACGTCAACGTACAATTTCGCCAGTACGTCGACGTGATTTTTGTGCAAAACGGAGAATGAACGTCGACGTACTTGATTTGTGAACGTCGACGTGCTAGAATGCAGTCACAGCAAGCGAACACGGGACACCACCCCGGATGACTTGCAAGTCTGGGAAAGGAGAAACAGCACATGAGCGCCAAATTTTTCAAGCTCCCGGAATCCGACAAGCGCCGGATTTGGGCCGCACTGCTGGCGGAATGGCAAAAGAAAAAGCCCGCCACCCACTAAAGCAGGTGACAGGCTTGCAAGATGAATTTTCCACAACGCATCTTGTAAGCCAGTTTACCACCGAAAGGCGGTAAAGTCAAGCGGATGCCCTGGCAGGGTCGCACCGCTCAAACAAAGCGGCCCCGCCCCATAACTCCGGCAGCCCGCCGGGAGAAACTGAAAAAGCAAAGGAGTAAAGAACATGAAACTTTTGAACACTGCAAAGAAGATCACCACCGCCGCCGCACTGGTGGCCGCAATGCTGGCAGGCACAGCCCCCAAAGCCGCCGCCTGCCCCTACACCGTCGGCCCTCTGGGGCGGTACATTGCCCCGGCCATTGTGCAGGGCATGACCGCCGCCGATGACGGCGCGGTTGAAGTCTGGTGCACCGACGCGCTGGACGGTGACGACTGGTATTTTGTGGTGGACGCTGAAACCGATCTGCGAATTTATGACCGCGTTGACCTGGTGGTTGACGCGAACGGCACCCCGGAAGATTTCAGCGATGACAAAGTGATTGACGCGCTTTACTGCCGCGGCTGCACCGAAGATTGAAAGGAGCCTGCACCATGATGACACTTGAACAGATCCGCGAACGGAACCGCAAGGAGAACGCCGCAGCCCGCCGCCTTCAGGCCGCCGGGTATCGGCTGGAAGGATGGGACCCCCGCACCGGGCAGCGGATCGCCGCACGAATCACCAGCGAGAACACCAACGCAGAGCGCCGCACGTTCTACAGCTTTCCCACCTGGCAGGATGCCGCGGCCGCGCTTCTGGGCTGAATGCCCACCGGATGCCCTGGCAGAGCCGCACCGGACAAAGCGGCCCCGCCCCACTACCCCGGCAGCCGCCGGGAGATCATCCCGAACATCAACCCACGAACAAAGGAGAACACCCCATGAAGAAACTGACCGTGTACAACGTGTATCTGGACGACGGGAAAAGCGTTTTCCGCGTGACCGTTCCCGCCGCCAGCAAGAAAGAGGCCGCCGACTATGTGCAGGGCAACGGCGACGTTGTAGCCATCAACCCCGCACCGGTGCAGGGGATTGACCTGCACCGCCTAGCCTACGACCTCAAATCTTGCCAGTGGAGCCAGACAGACGTTGACATCATCACCCGCACGCTTGCAGCCTGCGGCCTGGATCGCTGAAAGGAGCGCCACCCCATGACAGCACTTGACAAGAAAATAAACCAGCTGGCAGCCCGCCACCGCTGGAACGTCACCCCCGTGCATGATCGTTTTATTCCCTGCTATTCCATCGTTCCCATGGATCGGCAGGAGCGTGACCGGATCAAAGCCACGCTTGACCGCTGCAAGGGCCTGAAAGTCAAGGTTGAACAGGTGTTCAGCCCGTATGCCTGGACCTGCACCATCTACGTTTTCGACCTGGCCGAATGGAACGCGCAGCAGGAGCGCAGCCGCCTTGAATGGTCCATCGTCAACGCCTACTCTGAAGCGTACCACTTCAACGGCCACGACAGCGCCGGCGCAAAGCTGGCAGCACAGCACAAGGCCGCAGAGATCGGAGCGCTGGACCTGTTCCGCCAGATGTACACCGCATGAACCACCGCCGGACACTCTAGCAGGGTTGCACCGCAAAGCAGCCCCGCCCCACTACCCCGGCAGCCGCCGGGAGATCATCCCGAACATCAACCACAACGAACAAAGGAGAACGAACCATGAAAGGCATGACCAACAATCAGATCATCATGAGCGAAGCCGCGAAGCTGGACCCCGCCACCCTGCACGCCATCGCCACCGCGCACCACACCCCGGAGCAGATCGCCGCAATGGCTGCAAACGCAGTCACCACCGACGAGAACGGCGACGAACAGCCCGCCACCATCGCAGACGTTGAAATCATCCTTGCAGCGGCAGAGCTGCACACCTTCGATTACTGGAAGAAAGAAGGCAAGAGCGTCAAGAAGGGCGAAACGCATTTGATTGAATGCTACCTGTGGAAGTACACCACCCGCCCCAGCAAGGCCCAGCGGGAAGCCGCTGAAGCCGAAGGCAAGGAAGCAGCCCCCGCGCCGCATTTCTACCCCACGAAATCGCACCTGTTCAGCTGCTTGCAGGTACACGACGCAAAGCAGGCCCCCGCCGGCCGCTTCGGATCTGTCGCCGCCATTATGGAGTATAACAAAAAGCTGGCCGCAGAACGCAAGGCCGCAAAGGCAGCAGCAGAGCAGACCGCCAGCACCCCGGCCCCCATCATCACCGAAGAACACCACGAATTGCCGGAGCTTGTGCACGTCGATCCGCTGCCCACGAAAAAGGCCAGCAAGCCCGCCACAACGAAAAAGCCCGCCCCGGATGTGCTCCGCAAGGCAGAGCGGGAAGCAAAGGCCGCTTTCCTGGCTGTCCCCGAAACCGACCGCAAGGGTCAGGCCGCCGCGCTGGATGCCTGGCGCAAGACCCGGAAGGCCGTAGAGGACGCAAAGCAGACCCCCGCCGCCGTAGCCGCGCCGGATGAAGCACCCGTGAAACAGCTCGACTTTGAAAGCATCGCCGCCGGGCTGCTGGCATGACCCACCACCACGAAACCGGATATTTTGGCAGGGCTGCACCGGGCAAAGCAACCCCGCCCCACTACCCCGGCAGCGCACCGGGCACGAAAAACAGAACGAAAACGAAAAGGAGTTTTTGCAATATGAAAAGAGCAACCAGCACCCCCGCCGGGCTGAACGTGAAGAAGATCACCGCCTATCTGAAAGGGCAGGCAAAAAGCCGTAACGCCGTTCGGATCACCTGCCAGAGCGGCAGCGTGTACATCATCACCGGCTATGCAGCGTTCAAGCTGCCCGCCATCCTTTACCGGGATGTTATCCAGCCCGTGACCATGCAGGACGCACCCGCCGACGGCGTGACCATCGTTTCCAGCGATGCCGGGTTTGTGGTCAACGATCCGCACCAGCTGACCGCCGCGCAGATGTTCCAGAAGTTCAGCGCCTGCAAAGAAGAAGTCAAACGCACTTCAATCTTGCAGGAAGTCGAAGCAAAGGGCAAAGTCTGGGGCACGTTCCGAATGTTCCGCAACGGATCCCGGCCCATCATGATAAATTCGGAGTATGACGCTTTTGTGGATCATCACGAATTTGTTTACCACAGCAGCAACAGCCCGTTTGCGCCCATCCTGGCAACGGACACCGTAGACCCGAAGAAGTCCGCCGTTTCCGTGCTCATTGCCCCGATGAAGGCGAACGACGAAATACAGCAGGTATGCAACCGCCTGTTTGCATGATACGAAAGGAGAACGAAATCATGAAGAAGTTTGACAACATCTTTGAACAGGCCCGCGAGATCATCCGCCAGCAGTGGACACTGCAAGACCTGCGCCGGGAAGCCCAGTGCACCGGCAGGCCCGAAGCGGTCCGCCAGCAGATTGCCGCCGCCCGGCTCCGCCTCATCTGCGCCCGCCGCGGCTACCAGCTCAACGCCTGACACGAAACCGGATGCCCTGGCAGGGCCGCACCGGACAAAGCGGCCCTACCCCACCGCCCAGCATTCCGCCGGGCATATCACGAAACACGAAAAGAGGTTTACACCATGACCACCCCAAACGATTCCCTGGACTTCTACCCCACGCCGGACAGCCTGGCCTTTGATATGGTTTTCTCCCTGCGGGAAGTAAAATCCGGGTTCACCACCTACCCGAAACCCATCCTTGAACCGTCCGCCGGTGATGGAGCGCTTGCGCGTCAGGTCCACGCTCTGGCGTTCAACGTCCACCACGACTATAAGACCGGCGAGGTTGACCAATACGACAAGGGAAAGGCACGAAGCGCGGAGCTTGACTGCATCGAGCTTTCCAGCGATTTCCGCGCCGTGCTGAAGAAAGACGGTTTTCGGGTGGTGCATGATAACTTTCTGACCTTCCGCCCCACCACGAAATACGCCGCAATCGTCATGAATCCGCCTTTCTCCGCTGGTGCCGCGCACCTGCTCAAAGCGCTGGATGTCATGCAGGACGGCGGCAAAATCCGCTGTCTGCTCAACGCCGAAACCCTGCGCAATCCCTGCACCAACGAACGGAAAGAGCTGGCCGCAAAGCTGGAAGAACTGCACGCCACAGTAAAATATATCCCGGATGCGTTCAAGAACGCCCGCCGCGCCGCCCGCGTGGAGGTGGCGCTTGTGTCGGTGGACATTCCCGACCGGGAGCCGGTGAGCCGGATCCGCCTGGATCTGAAAAACGAAACCGCAGAGCGTTTGAAAGAAAACCCGGAGTTTGCCGCCCTGGTATCTTCCGACCCCATCACGGCAGCCATTGAGCGGTACAACGCCGCCGCAGAGGGTGTGCGCCGGATCTATGAAGAGTACAACGGAATCAAGTCGTTGTTTTCCTCTGCCGGCGCTGGTAAGAAAGAAAACCCTGTGATGGCTTTCACGAAATCTTATAACGACGCTATCCGGGAACTGCGCGGGATGTACTGGAAACAGCTGTTTGAAATGCCGCAGCTGTTCGATGCGATGACCTACGAAATGCAGCAGGATTACCAGAAGCGAATCAAAGAGCTTGAAGGCTACGACTTCAGCGCGTACAACATTCTGACCGTCCGGGAAGAAATTTCGCGAAATCTTCTTTCCAGCATCGACCACGAAATTATAAAGCTGTTCGACGACTGGACGAACCTGCATTATAACGACGAGTACAGCAAGAATGTGCATTATTACAACGGCTGGTGCACGAACTCCGCGTACAAGATCAACCGCAAGGTGATTTTCCGCTGCAACGCCTTTGATACATACGATGGGCGTTTCTGCCCCCGGTACAACGCAACAGGCCATGTTGCCCAGATCGAGCGGGTGCTGCACTTCCTGGACACGAACGGCAAGCCCTACAATGGGGACGAACTCCGCGCCGTCCTGGATGCCGCCGAAAAGAGCGGCCAGACCCAGAAGATCCAGCTGCACTATTTCACCGCCACGTTTTACAAGAAAGGCACCTGCCACATCGAGTTTACGAACACGGACGTTTTGAAGTCCTTCAACCTCTACGCCGGACAGCGCAAAGGCTGGCTGCCGCCCACCTATGGCAAAAAGAGCTATCACGATATGGCCGCCGCAGACCGCCGGGTGGTTGACAGCTACGAGGGGGAGGCCAGCTACACCGACACCCTCACCCGGCACCTGATCCCCACGCAGAGCACGTTTTTACAGCTGAACGCTTAACACAGAACCGGATATTTTGGCAGGGCTGCACCGGACAAAGTAACCCCGCCCCATCTTCCCGGCATTTACGTCGGGAACATTACGAAACAGAAAGGAGGTATTTTCATGGTTCGATGTTGGATATACTCCGCCGGGCCGGATCAATGCCAATGCTACAACGTGGATGACGAAAACTTGGCCGATCTGGCAGCACAGGCGCAATTCCTAGAGGACTTCCGTGCCCAGCGTGCAGCAAACCCGGCTTTATACCGGCAACTGCTCAATATGCTGGTGCCCGCCGCCGATGCCATTCCCATGCGCAACTATACCGGCCTGCCGTTCTGACAGCCAGCCCCGGCAGCCGCCGGGAGTATCGCGAAATCCAGTATCACGAAAAGGAGCAGCAACCATGAAGAACCAGAGCACCAGTGCCCGGAACCGGTGACAGAACGTCACCACTTGACCGTGCCCCGCCTCGCCGACCTGGTAGCTCTGCCCACCGTCCACGTCTGAGCGCAGACCCGGAAGCTCTGGCAGGGCAGGCATCGTAAAGCAGCCCCGCCCCATCTTCCCGGCAGCCCGCCGGGGTCATTCTGGTGCCTCTGCACGAAATCTTCTTGCCTTTTATTGCTTTTGTTTTCGTTTTGTTCTATCATGACAGTAACGAAACACGAAAAGGAGGTTTCCCGTTATGACTATGATTCCTGCATTTGGCCCATGGCCAGAGCACCCTGCGGACGCTGACGAAGAAAAGCGCCTTGCCAGCGCCCAGCAGAGCAAGACCAGCCCGCTTTCTGTGGACAAGGAACACGAAACCGGGGTTTTCTATGGATCCGGCAAAGAGCCGTACCAGACCAGCCTTGCAAGCTGCACCTGCAACGATTTTGTAAAGCGCAAAAAGCCCTGCAAGCACATTTTCCGGCTGGCTATGGAGCTTGGTATCATTGACGCGGCCTATAAGACGGGCCGCAGCACCGGCGAACGAAACGAGGCGCAGATCAGCTTTGCAGACAGTGTTGCTCTGGTGGAGCAGCTTCCCGACGCGGCACAGAACGCAATCAAAGATATGCTGTATTACACCAGTGAGCGCATCGATGACCGCCAGAAGCCTGTAACCTGTCACGATCTGGATCTCGTGCCGGAGCTGCGCACGTCGCCCCTGCTGCACGAAAATCCGTACCCGCTGGAAGAAGTGCTGAACGATCTGCCAAAGCCCTTTGTTGTGCAGCTGCTGGATCTGGTGCACCGGGAAGGCAAGCCGAAACGAAATGCAGCCAAAACCGTAATGGCTGCATGGCTGGCGCAGAACGCACCCATGCTGGCAAAAGAGATGCCCCCTTGTGCATCCTTCTCTTTCGTGGAGGTGTTCGACAAAGCCCAGCGCGACGTTTACAAGTACCTGCACCGCAAGTACGACACGGAAACGGACTGGTACACCGGCGCAGAGTATCCCGCCGGGGCTGTTCCTGCGGCAGACGGTTCTGCTTACTACTTCCCAGAGGACAGAGTTACCGATGCCCTCACGAAACGCGGTTTCAATCGCTGCCTGAATGGGTACACCCCCACGAAATCGAAATCCTGACAACGAAACTTCATCTTTTTCTGCTAAAGATGATATTTCGGCATATTTAACCCGCCTTTTTGATACAAAACCTACAATTTAGGGGCTTAACTGCCCAGAAGGAGGCATTTCTACGAAAGATGCAGAGTTTTTCGCCCCTTGGCGGCTGGTCGCCGCCTTTGCTGATGGTTCCCGGCTCTTGTTCGACGGATTGACTGAAGAACAGGCACGGGAAGCGATGGAAGCCGCCCAGGAGCAGCACGGAGACATTGGTTACTGGAACCGGGTCACGGATCAGAACTATGAGGACGGCAGATACTACAAAACCATCCCCGAACCGCCCTGCGTGAACGTCGTTGACTTCACCGGTTACGATGGGCCGCTCGACGAAAACGGTTTTCCTGTCGGCCTGATGGACGAAATCGCCCAGAACGCCAAAGAGGAAGGCCGGGATCCGAACGAACCGCAGATCATCTTCAAGCGCAACGCTCCGCCGGATGACCAGCCGCCGCACGAAAAGTAAATCACGAAATCCAAAAAGCCCGCCAGGTCGATGACCTGACGGGCTTAAAGTGTTGAAAGGACTTTGTATGCAGAACAGACAGCAGGTTAGAATAAGTACCAAAAATCTTGCTGGAGGTAAAATTGAATATACCGTTCAAGCCAGCAAAGATTCCGCGCTTCGTGTTATATCCTCGGAAAAATTGTCTATGGAATCACTTGGCTACATCGTGCAGCAGCATTTGCGAAAGAATCACCGTGGACGATTTCCGAAACGTATGAATGAAACCATCGAGATTCCATCATTCCGTTTCATCGAATGACCGCATAACAGCGTCCATTGTCGCTTCTGCCATTTCTTTGTTCTTGAATCGAATAACATCCGACCCCAGTGCAAACATAGACACGTTCCCGTTTTCGTCTTTCAGAACTACCGGGCAGGAATCCCATTTTCGGCGTTCCTCTTTGCTCAATTTCCTGGCTGCTCTTTCTTTGATGGTTTTCTCGATGCGTTTTTTCAATTCAATTTTGATTCCCATTTTTCAAGACCTCCGTAATCCTCAGCACATCTTTTGCGAAACGCAGCGTTTTCGTAAGATCTTCTGCGTTTTTGAAACGGACTACGTTTCCTGCGTTTGAAATCAGTTCAACGCCACCATCCGGTGCCATCCTCACGAACCGGCACAGTTCGCCCTCTTCCCGTGCGGTCCGCCGCTCTTTGGTTTCTTCGATAAAGCAGGTTCTGAGCGCGTTCTCTGCGTCACAGTATACGCTCCTGTCACTCCGCACCAGCCTATACATCCTTCCGGGCAGCACCCGAACCTTGTTTTTATGTTTCTTTCCCATAACTTTGTCCTCCTTTGCACGAAACCCGGTAGGCCAACTGCCCGCCGGGTTATTTCTATTCCTGTTTTCAGATTTTTGGGGTAGTCGTGTTTGTTTTTCTACGACCATCGGACACGATTTTGCGGAAGCGCCTGCACATGAAGTTCCGCAGGCAGCCTTGCCTATAAGAGAATGTCGCCCTCCGCCCAGGCATCCGCTCGGCGCTGTTCCTCGCGCGTGTTTAACGCACGCGATAATAAAGCGGCGCACTCCGGGAGCCGTTCCAGGTTCCTTCCCAGCTGTGCAAGAGCGACGTTTCGCAGGTACTTCAAGTGCTGCACACTGTATGGAACTTTCTGCTGTACTTCGTGCCATTTTTTGTGGCTGATGTAGAACTCCGTTAAAATCAGATTGTGGCCACTGTCCATCCGGTTCATTTGTCCTCGGATAATGTTCTGATCTTCCAGCAACACAGCCCGCTGCCGTTCCAGCTGACGCAGTTGGTCTCCAATGCCCATTTCATCCATCCGGCAGGCCATCGCCGCCGTGCTGTCCCCAGGCGTTCCACCACGGGGCATTCCGTCGGTGCCCATTCCCCGCATAGGGTCCACTTCATCGCTCAGTGCGGTACACTGACGGCGGATGATCTCTATCCGCTGCGGGATGTCCGCATAATATTTCAAGATTGCCTCCGCCTCGTGTACTTTCACTGCTCAGTCCTCCCAAAAAATCAAAAATCTTTCTTGAAAAGGGGTTCTCCGAAAACGGGTTCTTCACCCTTGACGCGCTCCACCATGGCACCCACGCCGTAAATGTCCTCAATGACCCGGCGCAGACGATCATAGGCAACTTCTTCTCCGCCATCGTCCACCCAGCCGAGGAACTGCTGGTAATTTTTCTTGATTTCTTCCTTCACGGTCTCAATTTGTTCAGGGGTATATTCCATTTCTTCCAGTGATTCCGCAAAGAAACGAACGATCATCTTTGCAGCGTCCCGGCGTTCAGCCAGAACACGCAGCTTTTTTTCAGAGCCTACCAGACCACCCGCCGGGAGCCAAAATTCTTCCGGCATCAGGTGGGCAGTGCGTGCTTCCAGCCGCTTGAGGGCTTCCGGTGCACCGTACTTGTCGTGATCCATGATATACCTGGATGCAGCATTGTTCATCTTCAAGGTCAGGAGCGTAGATTCTTTCTCTCCCCAGTCCCAGAGATCATGTGCCGCGGCAACTGCGCAGTACGAAACGACCTGCCCGATTGCCTCACGGTTCAGCGTCGTGCGGTGCTTCGACTTGCCGATGTTGATTTGCTGATTCACTGCATTCTGGATGCTCTGCCGGTAGAATGCTGGCATCCTTGCCCTGCTTTTTCCCATGATGAATCCTTTCCCGCCTGTTCGGCCAGGCGCTTCCACTTTCTGATTTCTTCCGCCGTATCTGGCGTGATATGCTCAATAAACCGCCAGTGCTGCGGTTCTGCCACAAGATCGATAAACATACGGCGGCGGTGGATGTAATCACGCTGCTGCCGCCGGGTGAATTTGCTTTTCACTTCCACCACCTCAACCGTGCCATCAGCATAGGTCAGCACAAAATCCGGGGTATAGTGCGCCGCCGGGAGCTTCACATTGCCGTATTCTTTTTCCGGCAGCATAGTAAACCTGCGGTGTAGCTCTACCTTCACGACCTCGCCACTCTGGACTTTGGGCAGAACAGTTCCCATGTAGTAGTCATACTCGCCCCGGCTGTCAAACTCGTGTTCGGTCGATCTGGCGGCATTCACAGCGGCTTCCAACGATGCAGGTGCAGCTTTGCCCCCGCACCTTCTCTGTGCAAGCTGCTTTTCCGCCTGTGCCCGGTAGCGTGGCGGCAGGTCAGAAAGTTCCAATCTCATGCTCATGGCTGGTTTCTCCTGTTCTTCCGCCGGGTCTCCGGTTTCTTTTTCAACTTGAGGATCAAATGCTTGGTGTTGTTGCCGGTGATATGCTGCTCACACTCACGCAGAGTATAGCCAGGGTATTTTTTCTCCCAGTACGCACGATCATCCGGTAGGGTAAACGCTTCGTCAAAGCGCTTGCGGCTCCATCTTGTGTCGTTCGGGCGCGGAGTTTTCGGCTTTTTCAGTCCTTGGCTCTGCCGCCAGCGGCGGATGCGGGCGCGGGCTTTCGTCATGTAGGTCGTCAAGCGTTCAAAGCTGGAACAGGTCAGATCGATAGGTTCAACTTTCACAAGCCCCATCGGCCGCCCGGTGCTGTCCCGCCACAAGTCCTTGATCTCCTGCCATGTCAGATTGCCTTGCAGGATCGCATGATGGTGGTGTCTGCCGGTAACTTTCCCGTCCTCGTCCATCACGCTGTACTCTGCAACCTGCATCCACTTGGATGCTTCTCGACCCATCTTTTTGCAGAAGCGCTTCAAGCGGCGGGTAAAATTCGTCCAGTCCCGGTCTACTTGGTTAAAATCTCCGGGTGCTGGCTGGTGGTCGTGGTCGTATGTAAACGTGACTGCCCAGTCGCTTTCCCCGAAATTCGTATAGGCCAGCTGGCAGAAATACCGCCTTGCTATCATGTCGTTATACTTCTGCTGCGCAATGGAGGTTGCCAGCTCTCTTTTGCGGCGAGCGGATGCGGTATGCTCTTTGTCCGTTGTTTCAAAGAGATCCACTTCTGCATAATCGGACGTTCCAAGAATGTGTCTCTGCTCCCGAATGTACCATGCCCGCACCGTTCACTTCCTCCTTCCGCAAAGTTCTACTGGGATTTTCTTTTCTGTGGACCAAACACACACGGCTTCGCAGGACAAGGGGGACACAACGCCGGGCAGGTCTTTCTAAGTTTCCCATTCCGTCAAGCCATACAGACCCGCCCTCGTTTTCTCCCCCTTGACCCCCGCTTTCCCCGGCTTGTGTTCTTCTGTGGTCGCTAGATTAAGTTACACATACAAGCCCCTTGCCGCCTCGTCAGGGCGGCAATTTAACGACGGGCTTGCTTAATTCTTGATTAGAGCTTGATTAGTTTACTTCGTAGTCGCCGATGCTGTTTTCTTCCGTTCTGACTTCCCAGCACTCGCAGGTGTCCTCCGGGTCAGTGAAGTCGGCACGGTTCGGAGAATTGCCGTTGAAGCATACCCAGGTGTAGCCCTCATGCCAGCGGCAGGTGCAGCAGGTTCTTTCAGGTTCCATCATCCTGTGTTCCTTTCGTCACGGTTCTAGCAGTGTGTGGCAAATCGGACAGGCGTGCGGTTCCCAATCTGTCCTGTACCCGCATACCGGGCACTCATACCAGCCGTATGGAAACACACCGGTAGCGTCATAGAATTCACGCTGCCATTTAAGTGGTTTCGGCAGTGGGGTGCCGGTCGCTTTCGCAAATTGGGCGGCCCGCATAGCAGTTGCAATGGCATCCCTTGCAGGCTTCAAAGAATCGTGTTCTTCCTTTTTCTGGGAGTTATCTGTCTTACCCTCCATGTCGGCCACCTTCATAAAAACGATCCATCGTTTCGCGGTACACTTTGTAGCACTCCGGGCACAGATCTCCGATTCCATGGATGTTTCTCATTTCAAGCGCCCAACCATCCAATGCTTTCTGGTCAAACACACCATCGTCGAACCGTTCCGCGAACACCTGCTTTCTGCACCGGTTGCAGATAAACATTGCTCCGTTTTTTCTCATTAAATTTCACCTTTCATCGAGCGCCGGAAGAGGCAAATCTTCCGGCTTTACGCCCGCATTTTTCATCCTTGCCCCGCACTCGCCGCAGTATTTAACGGCCACACAGTTGATGAAATGGCATTTCTTGCAGCGGAAATGCTCACAGGTGCACCGTCCTGGATTCAGCTCCCATTCTGATTCCAGCGGCGGTACATCTGGAAGGAAGATTTTTGCCGTTTTCCTGCCCGGCTCTGCAACCGTCACCCGTGTTATCTTCTTGATATTTGCTCTGGATATGAGAATTTCCAGCGTTCCATCATTGTCCAGATTGAATAATGCAGCACTCATTTCAGTACACCCCCACACTTTGCGCATCAGCCATCACAGGCAGGCTTTGTGTTGTCCTGCACTTCGGTCAGCTTTATGGTCGGCTGCGGCTGATCCGAACGGTTCAGTGGTTTATCGAACTCCACATTCATCCAGTCGCCCTCCGGCTTGTCATGCCATGCCAAGGCGTGGCGAATGACAAGCCATACCTGTTCTGCCCGGTACGGAATCTCCATCAGGTCGGAGATTGGGGCAGGGAGAACGTACCGGCGATATAGGTTATCCAGTCCATCCTGCATATCGTTCCGGCGGTGGATTGAAACCGTGAAAGCGTTGTCCCGCTGTTCCTTTGTCTTGAACTCATTATGTTTGGCATCGGAATAGAACTTTGCCATGCACAGATCATCGGCTACATCCCAGAACTGGCCCATATGTAAGCGCAAGTACCACTCGCAGGCCGCTTGCACAGCCTCGGCCACCGGACGGCTCATGGTCAGCGTGATGGTCTCGATTTCGGTAGGTGCGTCATTCTTCTTCACCATAGTGCGGATCCTTTGCCCCCGGCCAGTGACGGCGCTGGCTGCGCTCAAACTTCCGGGCCATCGCTGCTGTCTGAATAGCTTCCACGGCCAGAGCAACAGCCCGATCATATACACCCTTCGTGGAAATCTGCGGATTGTTGGAGTAAACATTCATCCACATTGCATTGAGTTCCTGACGCAGACCGTTCATTTCCTGCACAGCTTCCACGACTTCTTCTTGGATGATTCCCGCGCCCTCATGCGGCCCTGCAAACATCCGAAACTTCTTGTTTGCAGCGGCCAGCTCAATTTTGACCAGCCGCTTCACGTCATTTTTCACTGCATCCATGGTCAACCCTCCGTCCGGCTCTTGATCTCAGCCAGCAGATCATCCAGCGGAACATTTGCAAGAGAAAACCCGGCCTTGCCTTCGTCCTCAACAGAGACCAAGAGTGCAGAGGAAAAGCACAAAACGGGGCGAACACCGTAGGTGTTGTAGTAGTACCAGTAGTCGAGGGAACCATCAGACTCGACGCTCCAGACGTCGTAGCCGAGGTCGGTGTTCGGAGAGCAATTCGGCGTACCGTAAGGCGTTGCCAACCACCACGGCGCATCTACCTTCGGGATCAGCCGCCAATATTTTCCGTACCCGCGCAGGGTCAACAGGCCAATCCTCACTTCAAAGATTCCGTATTCGTTCTGGCCGGTCGTGTCCTGAAGGTCGATTCTGAGCGGAATGAATGTACTCAACGAAGTGCCGTTCTTTGTAAACTCTGTCAGGCAATTGCCCAGATATGGCATAATCTCGCTCCGGCGCAGATCGTTGGGGCATTCCGGGTCGTCGCCGTCGCGGAACGGCATTCTCGTCCAAATGTCCTTTGCCAGTACCAGACAGCCGTGTTCGTCTGCATCCAGCTTCACAAACTCCTTGCCCAGCGCCCTGAAGATGCCGCCAATTTTCACGTCGCCCAGAGTTACGCTTTTCAAAATCTTACTCATCGTTATTCCTCCACTAAAACCACATTGGCCCAGCTGGTTTCGTATGTTTTCCCGTCAATCGTGACTTTCACGATACGATCATTGTGTGCAAACGAACTTACCTTGTCCGCCCGTCCTTTGTCCAGTAAAGTGCCGTCCGGCAGGTAAACATATACCGTCTTGACCGGTTTTTCACCGCTTGCTGTGCCCTTGACTGCTTCACACCCAGTCAGTGTTACGCACAGCGCGGCAGTGCAGGTGGACAAAGCCAGCAGTTCCAAAGTCTTACGCATCGTTTTTGTCCTCCTGTTCGCTCAAGTCCTCCACATCGGCAACATCCCTAGTCTTTTTCACCATGTCGGCAAGCTCACGCAGTCCAGACTTTGCCAGAGGTTCCAGCTTTACAGGAAGCACCGCGCCGCGCACCACCATTCCGTCCTTGATAACATAGTAGCGTCCGCCGCTCGCCATCTTCCTGGCGCAGTATTTGAAATATCCGCTCTTGCGGATTTCATCTGCTACTGGCATGATCTGCTTCGCATCCACAAAACCGACCGTTCCCGAAACAGGCTCGATCATTGGAACCAGTTCACACCCGCAGTACCGGATACCGATTCTTCCGGTCACGCAGTCCATTTCTCCGTCTGCCGTGTCGTCCAAATCCATCCCTTCGATGTGATGGAGATCATCCGGGCAGTCATTATCAAACTCGATGTCTGCCCATTCCTTTTTGCTGATGCCCAGGAGGGTTGCCAACTCACTTTCATTTTGTGCCTTCGGAAATCCGGTCAGCGGGAAGATTGCCGTTTTGGTTCCAATGTACAAATCATAGGTTCTGCAATCGTCATAGAACACTTTGTAGAGTTTACAGTACCCATCTGCCTTAATGAGCTTTGCGATTGCTGCCAGCTTCATTTGCTTCTCCTTTCAATTTCGATAGCCTGAACTTCAAACTTTTCGTACTCCGGGTAATGATTCTCGGCCTTCTCCTTGGCTTTTTCAACAGCCTGTTCAGCACTGGCCGCATCCAGCCGGTACGGCAGCCAACCCGGCCACCCACCAGCACCGGTCGCTTTCAGCAAAATGTAATACCTCTGCATCGGTGCATTCTCCTTTCAGTTTTGGGCAATCCCGGAGTTGAACCGGGCCGGGCCTGTTCCCATGCTCACGAAAAAGGCCGCCGCAGCGGGCGGCCTGTGTCAGGAGTTGTGCGATCTTATTTTCAAAATTTTCTTTGCTTCCTCTGCGTGGAGAAGAACACTGTCCCGGCAGGTCATGCCCGGCTCTTGTAGCTCATAGAGCTTGCACTCTTTCGTGCAGCCCTTACTGCCTTTTCGGGTCTGTTCATTACACGTTATAAACCGTGCCGAGAGGATCCGTGTCAGTGTTTCATTGTCCATCATGCCACCAGATACAGCCAAAGGAATTTAATCAGTGCGGCCGGCACAAAGAAAATCAATGCTGCCCACAGTGCCACAGCTGCCAAAACCATCAGAACACCCAGTGTTTTCACAAATCCGTCCATATTTTTATTCTCCTTCTTTGATAATCCAAACTCTATGCGTCCCGTAGCCATTCCAATTCAGAGCATCTTCATGACTGCCGGAAACCGCCACATCCAGGTGCTTTCCCTGGATTCCTGCCCCCTTGTCCTGAACGATCCGCACTCCTATGTCCTCGATATAGAGGATGGTTCCAAACGGGAACACATCCGGGTCAGCCGCCACCGTCATGTCAGCTTCTACCGGTGCACCGCTGGCTGTGATCCCGGTTCCTGTGCCGCAGATATGCTCCCGCTTTTCGGTACAGTAGGCCGTGCAGAGAAAATCGCCAGCATCCTCAACTAGCAATTTTCCATCCAGTCGGTCCCGTGCTTTCAGAGAATCCCGCAGGGTATCGGCGTACTCTGCAATCTCTTTCGACACGCCCTCCCAGTCCTCATACCGGGACTTGTAAATATCCCGCTGACATTCCAGATCATCAATACGGTGATAAAGCACACCGGTCTGTATACCTGCAATCATGACCGCCACCAGAGCGATTTTTCCCACATCAATTTTCACCGATTCTTTGCTCCTTCTATTTTGTCAAATGTGATTGGCGGGTGCCCGTGCTCCTGCGTCCTTAGCGTTTCAGTCATCCCGTGCGTAACCTCCATGAAGCCGCCGCCCTGGTCGTTCAGCACCGCATTCCGAAGCTCGAATAGCGTTTGATCTTGGTGCGTCGCCAGTGTTGCCGAAAGTTCTTCTTGAACAAGCGCTCCTTTTCCTCCGCCGTCACATCCGCTGCGGATTTTCATTGTGTACGCTCCACGTTGCCCCCCCCCGCTGGGTTTTGATGCCACCATTCGATCATGCCATGAATAGCAGTCAGCAGTAAGTCCTGCAACTTCTTTCCCCTGCGGGATGCACGGTTCAAAATTCCATTCAGTGCCTTTTCGCTCAAAAACGACCACTCCGGCGGATTCTCCACTAGTATCGCAGACAGCATATACTCTGCGCCGGCGCTGGGGGATTCCCCAGTGTTGAGCATTGACGATTCGATAGGCAACAGCTCCGTAGTTTGCGAAGCCCCCCACTTGCCATGTTGGAGAATAGACTGATCTGCTCTACCTCCGGCAAACTCTCTGAGGTGTAGTAATTCGTTGAGAACAACTTCAAAATCCTTTCCTTTGTTCGATGACAGGGCACCTGGCACGTTCTCCCAGATGACGAACCTAGGATATTTGCCGCCGGTCGCCAGCAACATTTCCCAGATAATGCGTACCGCCTCCCAGAACAATCCTGATCTGGCACCATCAAGGCCAGCCCGTTTTCCTGCGATGCTCAAGTCCTGACATGGACTTCCGAACGTTATGATGTCAACCGGTTCGATCAGGAACCCCTTGATGTCCGTAACGCTTCCAAGATGCTTCATGTTCGGCAGGTGCGTCTTTGTGACGGCAATGGGATACGGCTCTATCTCGCTTGCCCATACCGGATGCCCACCGCACATTGCGGCACACAACGGCATCGTTCCGCTTCCATCGAATAGACTGCCTAATTTTACTTCTCCGGGCGGTTTTCCCAGTTCGCGGAATGCACTTTTCACAAAGAACAATGCGTTCGGCAGCGCCATTCCGTTGCCCCACATTGCGTACTCTGCCGCCATGCTGTGCAGGCCATCATGCCAGCGCATCAGGGCGCGCCCGCCTTCTTCGCTGTCTGCCTGCATGATCTTCCGGTTTGGCTTTTTCCCTTTGATTTCACAGTCCTTTGCGTAGACCTTACGCCAGAACGGCAGTTCCCGCAAGTCGGTCAGCGGCTCAATTTCTGCCCACCCGTCCGGGAAGCCTTGCAGTCTGCCACATTCCAGTGGAATCAGTCTGCGCACGATCCAGTCCGGCGTTTTTCTTTGGGCAACTTCTGGGCCGCTTGATGTTCCATCATTTTTCTTTGTGAGGGTGGCCGCAGTGTTCCCGGTGACGGCTCCGTTGTAGAGGTCGATGCCGACCGCATTTTCAGGCAACGGTTGGAGTACCGGATTTATGTAGTTCAAGCTCCATCCTCCTTCTCCCTTTGCCTGCAATGTCCCACTGACCTCTCCGCCAAGGCAGTGATGCCTTGCATCGTAGGCAACAGCGTGCCGGTCTACCGTGTTCAGCGTGAACGAAGCATTTTCTCTCACTCCGCATCCGTTCTGGTTGGTGTTTCGGTCAACAAAATTTCCAGCCATACAGTACGCTCCTACCACGATAGGTGCTTCATGGTCGCACGTTAGACATGGGCAAGTTTCGTTCAGTGTGTCCGCCGATGCCTGGCCGGATGCTCTGCAAATCACCGGCCTATTCTCACAGATTTTCATGCTGCCCCCCTGCTGACCAGAATCGCCTGCGATCTCATAGCCGATGCACTATTCAGCAGGGAAGGTGCCACACCGTCCACGCTGTAAACTCTTGCTCCTTGCGGAAATTCTGGTGTCAGGCATTCAAGTTTCATTTTGCTTTCCTCGCTTTTTCTTGCACGGACGGCCAGCATCGAACTGGCTCACCTGTTCATGGGGGATTATCAGAAGCAGGTGCATCCTCTATGCGTCCGCATATCAAACCCGCCCGGCAAGAGAGCGCCGGACGGGGCGGCCACGGCAATGGCCTACCGCTTTTGTTCCTGGGCGGATTGAACAGGGCATTTCTACGCTCATGCTGCGGCGCACCCATTCCCGTCAAATCCATGCGGGTGTGTCTTTCGCGGAAATGGCAGCCCGGTCTTTCACCGGGCTTGAACGGAAAGGAGGACGCTGCTGTACAGCACCATTCCGCTATGCCGGGCAACCGGTTTCAAAGTTTCCCGGCTTTCATGGAAAACAACCAAGGCGCAGACGGGGTCTGACCCCATTCGCAGCACTTCCGCCTATAAGAAGTGCTCTGCGCCATATAAAAAGCAGCCCCGCTTCTGCGGTGCAGGGCTGCTTATCTTACGCTAGAGAAGAACTATGCTTTGTATCAGCAGCATTGTTTCTCTCGTAGTGCTTGCACTCCACGTTGTAACCGCTGCATGGCGCGCACCGGGCAGCGGTTATTTTGAACGTGTGTTTGCACTGTTCCACGTCATTCTTCTTTGTGCCCCTGTGCGGAGCAATTCTGGTGTGTACGCTCCTTGCCAAACTCTTGACCTTCCTTGCTTTATGTAGGTAGCTGCACCGCCCAAGCGGGGAAGTGCAGCGGCGTTTGTCCTGCACTACTTCCCAGCGCTCTGGGATGTTGAGGTTTCTTCTTTTCCACAATGGCCTACCTGTGTAAAACTCTGCAACGAATGTTTCAAACTCATTTTCCAGCATTTCGATAAGTGCTTTTTCTTCGTCCGACAAAGGTCCCGGCACTTCCTCGATATCCGGTATACTTGCTGATAGTTCCATTCTCTTGCCGTTCGGAAGATCTATGTAATCAGCGTGCCCGTTCACTCTCCTGCCTCCATGATGTGCGTTGCGATCATGTCAGCCATGTGCAGGCACAGGACTTCCGGGTATCTGTCGTATGCCTTGCTAAGAGTGTCCCAGTCCCGTTCTCCGGTATAGGCACCCATGTGCCACCGGATTGCCAGAACTTCCTTTTCCGTCAGGTGGATCCAGTGCTGAATGTTGATTACGGACGCTTCACCGTGCCCCAGCAAATCCGTATCTCTATACTGATAGCTTCCATCCGGTTTCTGGATGTAATTTCCGGCTTTGCAAACGTCGTGGAGCAGGGCTTCAGTCAGGACTGCGTTCTTATCGCACCCTGCAAACTGCGGCATATTCTCGCACAGTTCCAGTGCAGCCCTCGCTACGTTGAGCGAGTGTAGCAGCAGGCCACCGGGGACGTTCAGGTGATGCTTTGCGCTGGCGGGCGAGTTGTAGAAGTCCGTTTCTTCCAGGACGATCATCAATGCCATGCCGCCTGGTCTGCCTTCAATGGCCTTCGTCAGCAGCCGCTTGTACTCTTCTTTCAGGAGTTTCTTGTCCATGATTGTTCCCCCTTACGCCTTCTGCGCGGCATCCTGGGCAGTATCGGCAGCCACGCTCTTGTCGGTGGCTGCGGCGTTGTCTGCTTCCTTTTCTTTCCACGCCTTTTCCAGCGCCAGCGGGAGGGCGAAAACAGCTTCTACCAACCGCAGCTTTGCATCATCCCAGCTGTCCTCGCCCAGTGCGATGGTCTGCGTCATCACGCTGATTGCCATATTCTGCAGGGTAGTGGTTTTGCCGTTCAGGTACATCTCCACATGATCCTCGTTATTCAGTACCACTTCGATCTTTGCCTTGCAATCTTCTCCCATGTTGTTTGTCCTTTCTGTGCTGCGTGAATATTCGGTCAATGGTGGTACATTCCGGTGTTAGCACCGGACGGAAGGGAATGCACCCCCTCCTGCACTGGCTGTACCATATCAAAAGAGCGGCGTCGGGCAAATGATACCGCTCCTCCTGCCCATGCGGACCGCCCTGCCGTGTTCTTTCTGCCTCCAGCAGGTAAGGCCCCGGCCTTGCGGTAGCCGGGCGGCTTCCCCTCGTAGTTCAGCCGCATGGTGGGCGGGTAGGTCTGCCCATGCCTTTCCGGTTCTGTCAGTCCCAGTCCCGGACTTCGTTGTTCCAGTCGTAAGCCTTGTTTACCAGCGTGTCCAGCAGCACCGGCACCGCCCATGCAACGGCAACAAGATCCGGGTCGTAATTGATTTTGAAGATCCAGCAAACGCCCCAGATCAAGGTTGAGAAAATTCCGTACAGCACGCCGAACACCAGCAGGCTTTCGCCCAGGTGCAACGCATCGCGGCGGAATCGCCGCCAGTTGAACGCCTTATTGAAGCTGTTGATTCTCCGGTGTAGTTTTTCAAGTATCACTTTCTCAAATCCTCCCACTTTTCATTTAGCCTTTCTCGCAGCTCTTGCGCCTGCTCTGCATTGTAGTGCGCCACCGCTTTCCAGTTTCACATCTCGTTGTAAACGTCCATGAACTCCTTGTCAGATTCTTTCTTTGCGTAGTGGTTCACCACGCCCCACAGAATCACAAGGCCGGTCGCAACATCTGTAATGGCCCGAACCACCGGGTCAGGATTTCCGATGTGATACATCCAGATTGCCAGTTCAAGCATCCGTCTCACCCGCCGGACGGTCAGCCCAATACCTGAGCTGCTGCTTCTTGTTGTACAAGCGCTGCTGTCCCAGCGCTGCGCTGTACCCAGCACGGCCATTGGCGTCCATCTTACCGGTGTCGCCGCGCTTCAGTTCCTTGTAGATGGTCGAATAGTTGAACTGCATCGCCCTTGCGATCCCCGCCACACTCTGCCCGGCATTGTACCGGGCTTCCAGCGTCTTGCGGTCATCTTGGGTCATGTGCTTTGCCAT